CGCTGTTCTCGTTGAAGCAGGAAGCTCCTGCCTCTATAGGCGGGAGTACGTTCACCAATGCCACCACTAATCTGACAAGCGGTGAATATATTGCCGCGCAAACATCCTCTTCCCGTGGTGAGGCTTACGCACTATTGAAGACGTCAAATTACGCAAATGTTGGCAAAAGCAGTGACGCAGGAAACCACAATCATTACGTCAATACCAACAAGACTGGTAATAATCAACCACATGAAAACAGGATGCCATATACTGTTATTAATCGTTGGAAAAGAACCACCTAAACCGTTCTCAACCATCTGTTGATAACTTGATAAGGTGACCGGTTCTCATGGGCGATATTTGAGCCAGTATTAGATATTGAAATGGTATGCGAATGATTGCCATTGTAGCTGGTACTCCCTAGATTGGTGCCAGAAACAGCTAGATAGTGATTTGTGTTTGAATACTGTGACAAAGCTTGTTTGTCATCAACATCCCCACCATGGCCTAATTGGTGGTTGTGATTACCACTCGTACTACATGAAGCACCATGTTCATGAGCCGCTAGTTCTTCGGTAATGAGTTGGTGCTTCGCTTCCCCGCCCTTATCACCAAGGTTATAAGTATACGTCGTGCCATTTTCCGTATACGTGCCAGCCGATACTAATACACGTCCTGCGTCCATCTTGACCCATGTCGTACCTGGCCACAAGACATTAGGGTCGTCGGTTGTCGTTGTTTCCCAGATACTGCCAACAGGATGTACAATATCAATTACTTCTTTAATAGTCCGCTGTTGCACCTTCTTCCACGTACCGTCTGCTGACAGGTAGTAGTCGGTTTGCGTGTCTTTAGCCGGAGCCGGTACAAGCCCGGATGTGCCAGCCGCTGTCGAGGTAGCTCCTTTGAAGTTTACGACGCTCTTCACGCCGGTAATGACGGCGTTATCTACATAAGACTTAGAGGGAACCAGTTCCCAAGTTACTGGGCTGACAGACGTCAATTTATAGATGTTATTGCTGTCGTCGGTACGCATACACTGCATCCCGACTTTGAGGTTGGTCGTCGGGAACGCCGTGCCGGAAAACGTGCTGGCTACGGACTGAATGTTCTTGTCCGCTTTCTCCAGATACGTATTACAGGCGTCCGTCGTGACCAGTTCATTATATTCCTGCATATTACCATCCTTTCGCAACCCACGAGACGATGCCCGTTGTACGGTTGCCGGAACTATTCAGTAATTCGATTTCAAAGTAGCGCCCTTTGTCGTCCTGCCCGTCGGTCGTGAGGATATTCGGTACGGGCGTCGTCGTGCCTGTACCGCCCTTGACCATGGCGTTGACTTCCGGGGCGTTATAGTAATGCTTGTTGTAATAGACTTTCGTGGCCGCTGTCGTATCCTTGATTTCAAGCTGGCCCTTATCGTCGGTATCGTCGATATCGACGTGCGGCGATACATCGTACAACAAAGGCTGTGCCTGCGTGGCCTTACTGACCACACGGAGCCGCAAGAGGGCTTTTTCGTATTCGTAGTCACCTACATTGAAGTCCGTGAACTGTTCGTACAGTGGCGGCGTATCCGACATGGCCGTAAAGTCATCCATTTCCTTGAACGATGAGAGCACCTGCACCGACTCGACGTAAGAATTACTAGCCCTTACGAACGCGTCGTACAAGGCAATATCTTCGGCCGGGTTCTTTCCTATATCTCGTGTGAGGCCGTCACCGATATGGGCAAGGTCCTCGAATCCACGGATAAAAGCCATATCCCTGTTAAAGGACTCGTCGGTTTCCACGGCTTCATGCAGAGTGCGTTCGAGTTTCACTAGTCGTTTATCGGCGATGACGATACGATCATCACGAATAGCGTAGATATTCCGGTACACCTTATCGAGTGTTTTCAACTCTTCCCGAAAGGTTTGTACGGCCTGCCACGTCTTTTTATAGCCGTCCCGTACATGGAACTCATCGAACTGCGCCGACGTGGCATGTTTGGCGATATGGTCCATGGCTTTTACCTGTTCACGTGCCAATGTACGCATATCATTCCGCCATTCGTCCATGATATGCAGTCCGTCATACAGCTCATGTTCTATGGTCTGCCGTTCTTCCTCGATAACAGCCAGGTCTTCCCCTTTATTTAATCGGGAGGCTTTACGCAAGGAATCCATGAAGCTAAAGGCATCGCCCAACTGTTTGACGGCCGTTTTCTTCACGGCTTCTGTGGTCCGGATATCCTCTGAAATGTGGATGAGGAATAATACATTGTCCCAGTATATTTCCGTCGTATGAATCATTTCACTGCGGACAACCTCAAGGGCTTTGTTTTCGCCGTCCGTGAATGTCACTGCCATTTCATCGTATTTCGGTTGTGCGTGGCTCATATATCGTTCTATAGCGGTTATGGTTTCCTGGAAGGCCCGTGACAATTTTCTTGGTAGTGCCAGGGTTATCTGTAATGATTCCGGCCTCGTGGCGTGTATGAGCTTGTTGTGATACTCCGCAATGGACAACGTTTCCTGTACCGAACGGAACCAGTTGAAAAAGGCCGTCGCATCGTCGACAATGATTACCGCTTCCCACGGATTGATGAAAACAGCCTTGATAGGCCGTTCCTTTACGGCAATATCTTCGGCTGTTTCCTTCCGTGTCTGCGATTTTTCCTTATCCGCGACGAGAACCATTTCATTGGCTGTTCGTCTCCATACATTCGCCCTTCTATACGCCTCTATAAGCTTCGTTAGCTCATGCTTTGATATAGTTATCCGCTTAGAATTTTTATCGCCTATGCGGAGCGAATAGCGCTGTTTTTTGGTGAATTGGCTTTTCTCGTTATCTTTCAGCGTGAAAGACTCTTTTTTTGTCCCTAATGTCGTCCCGTTTCGCTTGATTTCCAATACTTTCAGGCTTTCGAGGCAGCGCATATTGAATAACACATTATCCCAATACGTTTCCCGAACGGCCCATACGTCCTTGAGCCTGATTGCACTAGAAATTTTACGTTTGTCTGCTGTATACAGGTTTTCCAAAGGGCGGGCATTCAACAGATAGCGGTATAGCTCATCGACGGGCTTGGTAATTCCGGATACCTTATCTTTGACTTCGGACGCTCTATAGTATCTGAGTGCAGTGTCGAAGATAATTTTAGGCTTCCCGTGGCGCCTATCGTATTCTTCTAACACCCAAACAGTTTCTTTGTTTGTCGCGCTGTACGCCGTTTTGCCAAAAGCATCAAGCGTCCGGCTGGAACGGCTGTCAGATAGCGTGAACGCAGTATCTGACAGCTTGTACAGCGTGAACGTTTTGGCAATATCCATAGGCGCTACGACAAGGTGAACTGGAAGGTTGTCGTCATGGTATCGTCAGCAGCTTTATTGATGACGTCGAACACGACACGATCAAGAAAAGTGCCACCGCTTGCGGCGTTGCAAATACCAGCTTCCGTGATAGCACCCGTTGCTTCGCCGGCGGCAAATGTTGTTGTTAAAGTGAATACTTTCGTACCTGCGCTGTGAGCGTAGCTGGCTGCTTTTCGTTTTAATTCGTTGACGAGGGCGGTCTGTGTGGCGGCAACGGCCGTTGTACCAGTGCCTACAGCCGTATAGCCCATGACAGCAGGCTTGGTCGGATTCGCCATGGCAGCACAGATATAGTCAAAACCACTGTTCAAGATGAGGTTATCTTTATGGCGTGTTTCTACATCCCCATTAGCGTGATGGATGACAACATTCAAAGAACCTTTGATTTTCATTTCGTCTTTATTCATGTTTTTACTCCTTCGGGTTAAAGAAAATACGATTAAATGACGTGCAAGGTGGAATGAACGCCTTGACGTATTTGGTTATATCGAGGTCAAATCCACGGATAAAGAAAAGCCGCTTATCGGCGCTCTGTGAAAGTCCGAAAAAGAGCCAGTCCCTATCTGCTGTATCAAGTTGTAAGTAAAGTATCCGTTCGTTGACTGTATCCCGTACATAGAATGAATCCAGGCGCTTGTCATAGCCAATATATAGGGTAGTGTCTCGCCATATGCCGTCTGCGCCTAAGTGCTGGGCTTCATAGCTATCGACAGTAAATGTCATGTCCTTTACGGCAATGTAGTCCATCTGATTTGGCACATTTCCCCGCAATTCCGCAATGATGCAGTCTGCGAGTGGTGCTGTATTCTTGAACCAAAATCCAATAGAAAATGTTTCAGGGATATTGCACGAATATTCAAGCTGACCCACGTCAGTAATGAGTGCGCCGTCATTCCATCGCACTGGGGTGTAGCTTGTGTTCTTCTCTATCAGCAGTTCCCCGCCAGTAGCCTTGCTCGTACCGTCGATGATAGCATCAAAGGTATCGTCGAGTTTCCCGGTATACCTAGCTATCTGTTTTTTCAGCTCCACGCCGTCCAGGTCGCCCAAAATGCCACACACAAGGATATGCGACGCTTCGTAACTATCGACAGTGAAGGTCATGTCACATACCCTTAGCGTCTGTTCTGTGACGGCGTTGATTTTACAGTCAATCCAGTTGCGGGCCTTTATCTTCTGAGGCAACGATACCTTCATGAGATATTCGCCGTTAAAGGATTCCTTCTCCAGCCGCAAGCCTTCCATAGCCGCGTTATAATACATGTTCGTCTTTATCCCGCTATAGCCAAGCTTGTATTGGTTATAGTCCAATATGATGTTCTTATTGATTTCCGGGTCGCTGGACAAGTAGTACCACGACGCGTCCGTGGAATAGTTACCGTGGTCATCGACGGCCTTTATCATGAAGTAATAGTTGCCTTCGTTCGGCCGGATATAGCGATATTTATTGACCTTCGAGCGAAAGATTTCCGTGCCCTGCTCCCATTCCTGCGTCTGCCCGACTTTCACGACGTACTTGATATTGTAGATAGATAAAGCATCCCAGTAGAAATACAGGTTGGCCCCGTTCTTTTCTACCCAGAAGCCTGTGACGTTCGGGACAAAACAGGATAGGTAAGCACGTTCACCTTCTCCGAATTGGTCGTAATAGGCTATATACAGCTCTTTGATATCCGGGTTCGGATACAGGAAGACGTTATCCACGGTCTGATACTTCACGCCGTCTATGTACAGGTTGGCACCGATACAGTTAGACGGTATCTCCAGGAAGGTAATGAGTGTCCCTTCGTTGTTCTTGGTAAAGGATATGTCAGACGGTGCGGACGGCCTCCGTTTGTTATACGTGATGGTCCGGCCGTTGGATATCTTGCCGTGCTTGCTGATGGCAAATAGGTATATCTTGCCGCTGGCCATCGTCGGTATGGCCAGGCTGGACGTGGCTATGGTCTTTTCCAGCAGGCCGTAGCTGTTGCCGACGTCGGCATTGGTGCGGACTTCGTAGTAAGCCAGGTCGGCGTCGTCGACGGCGTCCCAGTTGAGTACCCCGCCCAGCCGGTCGAACGTCAGCGTGAAGTTACGCGGCATGGGGAAGTCGCCTTTGTTCGAGGCGTCTACATCGTCTGCCGTGAATCCATTGGCTACGTTGACCTGCTCATTGACGGATTTTAGATACTTACGCAAGAGGGATATAAGCTGTCTGCCGTCGCCCTGGATAGCGGTCGGAAGGTCCGGGAATGTCAGTACTTGTTTCTTGTATTCTGCCATAGCATCAACTCATTCCTGCGCTAATTGCCTGCTGTAAGGCATTGACGATATTCGTATCCTGGCTTATGTCGTACTCGTTTTCATTGAGCGCCAGGAGGACCGCCGACTTGACGATGATATCGTTGATGGCGTTGTGGTTGAACGGCAGCTCTTTCATCGTGCTTTCGATGAGGGCGGGCGTTGCAAAATACCTGAATTTCACGGCGGTAATGTCCGGGTCGGTGATATGCACGGTCCCGGCCGTCATGGCCAGGGGATACGTCCCACAAGCGCTCATATAGTTCTTGGGGATGGAATCCCCTTCCCTCATGGTCGTTTCCTCTACGAGTACCGGCCATTTTGCCCCAATGAGCAGGCTTGCCACCTGTTGCGTGGCGGTGTTAAGGAATTGCAGGCAACGTTCGTCGCTGTATTCCTTGCTGATATCGTGCGTCTCCTGCCGGATACGGGTAATGGCATCTTCTACTTTCATTCTCAGTCACCCCCTAGCAGATGAACGGCATGCGCTTTTCCGTATTGGCGTATTTCCGCATGGGTACGACATTGGCCAGGGCCGCTTCCACGGCCTGTTGCATGGTATCGCCGTCTGGTGTCTGTGTAAGGACCATGCAGGCCAGCTTGCACAAGGAATCAAGGAAGACGGCTGGCAGGTCGATTTTCCCGGTATCGAGGTCAGTGATACCAAGGAACGCGGCGTTATAGAGCATATCGACGTCTTTCACCCCGGCATAGAGCTTGTTGTTGAATATCTTGTATTCATCCCAGCGCGGCGGCCGGATAGCGTCTCCTGGATGAAGGTCGCGCCCGTGGCCGTCAACGATGCGAACGAGAGTAAGGAAGTCGTCGGGTAGATCTACACCGGTAATCGGCATGTCGATATGCTCTTTCGGCGTCGGTTTCTCTGCCGTTTCGTCGGACGGGTCCGTCGATAAGCTGGCATTGTACTCGTCGATTTCCCGGTTCATGTCGTCCTGCCGGTAGTGCTGGACCTTTTCGAGGAAGTCGCTGTTGATGTAATACTGATTGATGTAGCGTAGAGTTTCGTTGATGGCCTGGAGGATATCATAGTCGCTGTATTGGACTTCGTTGTTGTCCCCCAGCTTGTAGCGGATGAGCTGTTTGAGCGATTTGGCGGTAATCATCCCAGCAACACCGCCCCACGCCACGTACGTTTCTTGTGGTTGACGGCGAACTGCTTCCATACACTAAAGAACTTCTGGATGTAGTACTGATATTTCGCCTGGTTCCCTTCGAGTTCAGCCCGTTTCGCGCAGATGAGCCACGGGTCGAATCCCCAGAATTCCGGCGGGATGAAGCCCATGAGCTGAATCCGTTCGTTCTTATCGCCGGCCCAGCCGCCGTTATCAATCTCATTGACGCGCCGGGCCGCATCCACGGCACTCGATACGTCGACAGTGTTCCGCAAGCAGATTTCGTCGCCGTTCTGGTAAATCTTCTGTTTCGTTATCATGCAGAGTCACCACCTTTTATATAAAAAGAAGGGGCGTGAACCCCTTCTCTTATGGAATTGACTATCGCTTAATGTCAACGATGGAGCAGGACGCTTTCGGCTGTGTGCCTTTGAGGCCCAGGCTGGCTTCGATGACGAATTTTTCATACGTGCCGTCTTTACTGAGTTTTTCGGGCGGTACTTCGTGCGGTTTGACGAGGTACTTCATATCCCAGTACGACAGGTCGAGAATGTCGATACGGTTGTCCGGATAGATAGGATGGACGTTAGCATTGACGAGGCCAAAGGCACCCTGGTAAGACGTAGCGAATTCCGTGGCATTGGCCTTTTCATTGCCTTTGCGCGTAGCCGTCATGGTAGCCAGGACGAGCTTGATGAATTCACGGTACTTAGACGAGGACATATACGCCTGTGTAGGATGACCGCCGCGTTTGGACGTCATTTCCATAGCGTTGTTGATGTCGTCTAGTGTGTACGTGCGTTTCTTGCCCAAAGAGAGGACGTTGTTCGTTACAATCTTGACGTTCGTACCAGCGGCCGACAATGTTACCTGGTCGTCTTTGATGTTTTCGATAGCGCCTTTCTGCGTATCAAAGATGGTCAGTTTCTTGCTGTTGGTGCTGTCTACGCGTACGTAGTAGTAGAGGCCGTCTTTGAGGCCCGTCGGCATGGTGTCAGCGACAAAGTAGCAGATATCGCCGGTAGCCAGGTGGGTTTCCGTGGACGACGTGACGGTGTTATCCGTGGTGGATACGGTGACGTCGATAAGATTCTGCTGCATGAAGAACGGTACGCCGCCGGAACGGGGCTGTACAGTAGCCGAGCCGTCTACTTTCTTTGTGGAGTTGACGAGCATGTATTCAATATCCTGTGCCAGGCCTGTGTAAGCGTCATAACGGAGGTCCGCAAGTTCGGAGCCGTGTTCGTTCTGATAAGCTTTCTGGACTTTATTCTGTGCATCGGATACCATACCGGTCTTCTGGAAGAACTGGACGTTATTCGACAAGCCTTCGATGGAGCCGCCCGGCTGGAATTTGTAGTCTTCCATTTCGAGGTGGGCGTTATCCTGCGGCGGGAACAAGCCTTTCGTCATCCAAGAGAAGTTCATGGCTTTTGCCGGTTCGGAATCGCCGAATTTGGAGTAGAACAACGTGAGTTCCGGGGTAATATTGGTAAGGATAGAGCTGATATCCTCTGCATGGCCGATAGCATCGTAGGTGTACGACTGGTTGGCCGATTTATTCAAGTTTCTCTGTACATCATATGCCATATGTTTTCATCTCTCCTTTATCTGCCGCTGAGGCCTGCGATGAACGCGCGGCGTTCGCGGACTGTCATATTTCGCATCTGCGTAAAATCAATGGGTTTTGGTGGGGTTTTTGCTCCCGTGCCCGGCTGTTCGACTTTCGGGACCGGCACTTTCTTCGGCTGCTTCGTCAGATCATTCGCTTTGGCGTAGTATGCCGTACGGCATTTGTCGTAGTAGCCTTCGAGTACCTTGCACTGCGTGGGGTTGATATTCCCGCCCTGGAGGGCTTTGATAGCATCCCCGATAACAGCAGCGTCTTTATACGGCATTGTCTGATAATAACTACCCATTAACTGATTAATGTCGGCAAAATGAGGTTCTTCGGCCTGCTTCTGCTGCGTAAAATCGACAATGCTCTGATAAATGGCCCGCTGTTCATTCTGTGCGGCCTGCGTCCGCATCTGCTGTTGCTGAATAGCGCCAATAAGCTGTTCCTTATAGTAGGATTTAGCAGTATTGAAATGCGCTACTTTCTGTTTCACGGCGTCGTCGTCGGAGTATTCAGCGGTATCAATATCGTCCTGCGTAACGCCAAGAGCCTTCATGGCCTGGTCGGTCGCGGCCTTATCAATATCGGCAAACATCCTTTTCTGCTGTTCCAACTGCTGTTGCTGGGCCTGCATCTGCAAAGCCTGCTGCTGTTGCTGGTACTGCTGTTGACGGCGCGCCTGTTCCTGCTGATACTGCGCGTATTGCAGTTGATACTGCTGGGGGATACGGCTTTCGTTGACGTTCCCCTGTGCAATAGCGGTATTCAGTTCATCCAGCGTGTACGGTTCAGTGTGGATGAGCGGTTCGGGCTGTTTTTCGGCAGCTGGTTCGGTTGCCGCCGGTTCGGCGGGTTTAGTTTCCGTCGGTTCGGTCGGTTCCGTGAGCTGGGGTTCCGGCTCATCCTGTGCAGGCGGTTCGTCTGTCTTTGTTTCTGCTGGTTCCGTCGGTTCGGGTTTGGCGGCGGAAATGCTCTTCCTGCCGGTACGCGGGTCTGTCACAAGATACAAAGACTCCGGCTGTGATTCCTGGGCGGCGCCCGCGACGTTTTCGTTGGTAGTCGTTGCCGTGGATACATCTGTCGTTTCTCCTTCTGCAAACAACTGTAAATTAAAGTCAAACACGTCTATTCTCCTTTCTGGTTGCGCTTTTGCTTTGCAATATCAATGATTCCTGTCATGTAGTGGTACAGCCTCATAGCGGCCCGGTAGTCGCGTTTCACGTCGTCAGCTGGCTTCGTGGGGCTGTCCAGGTCCTTGAGTGCGGTCTGCTCTTCGATTTTCAGCCAGTCGTCGAGGAAGGCTTTGAGGTCTTCCGCCTGCTGGCCCTTCATGATGAGGTCCGCTAAATATCGCTTCTTGGCCGCTTCATCGCCGCTCCGCATGGTATCGAGTAAGGTTTTTAGTTTACTGTCCATTCATCGGGCCTCCTTGCTGGGGCACTTGTGGGGCTTGTGGCGTCATCTGTGCCAGCTGGTCCCGTGCAATCTTCTCGATCATGCCCTGTGGGCTGGTGTTGCCTGCCGTCCGGGTATTGATGATATTCACCTGCGCGTCAAGCGGCAAATCGTTCATGTTCGCCCGAATAGAAGGGATAGACGCCACGGCGGCCTTGCCTTCGTAGTCGGCCTTCTTCAAGGTCAACTGCTTTTGCAGGTCCATAGTTTCCTGCGCCTGTGCGGCCTGTGCGGCCTGTACGGCTTGCTGTGCCTGCATCTGCTGGGCTTCCTGTGAATCCGGGTCCAGCAAAATGCCCTGCGTATTCTTGAGGCCCATTTCTTCCAGGAGCGCCGTGCCTGCGGCGTAATAGCTCTTCGGAGTCGCTACGCCTGCCTGTGACAGTACGGGATATACGTTGCTGAGGAGCATCATATAGCTCTGTATCCGTGCTTCCTTCGTACCGGCGCCGTTACCGACGTTGATAATGAGGTCGTAGTCGATGTCAAGGTCTTCGCTCTTGACAGACACTTCCTCGTCTTTAAAACGGAAGGTCTGCACCGGTTCGCCGTACTTCTTGTTGAGCAGGATAAGGAAGCGGACCATGGGCACTATCCAATTTTCTGCGAACAGCCGGGCAACAAGCCGGATACGCTTATCTGCCTGCCCTAGAATAGCCGTAATGCCCGTGGCCGTGCTGTTGAGGGAGTTAGCGTCTAAGCCCTGGTTGTACTTCGTACTGCCGGTGCGGTTTTCCAGCTCGCTTTCGGCGTAGTTGACAAGGTCCATCGTGAGCGGTGAGATATTCGCCGGCGGCGGGTTGGCTATAGCCGCGTTCGGGTCGCCCTTAATCGGTACGTACTCGTCGCCGTTGAGAAGTGCATCCATGTCCATTACAGACGTATAGTCGATAAACTTCTGTTGGTCGTTGTTTTTCGCAACGTTGATGACAATCTGCTTAATAAGCGCCGTCTTTAGGTCCTGTAAGCCTTCTACCTGCTCTGCCAGGGCCATGTCGACGAATATTTTCCGGCTTTCGCGTACACTACCCATCGCAAAGAAGGGAGCAATGTCGAACTCGTTGGTTTGGATAGACAGCGGCGTATCGCCGACACAATGTACAATCAAATGCTCGTAGATGCCGTCGTCGTTATAGTCTACGTCTACATAGCACTCGTACAGCTCGACGTCTTTAGACGCGTTATCGCCGTCGTTCGGCCTCATATGGTCGTCTGACAGCTCTTTGTTGATGTACTCGTCGGCTGAGGTATACTTCGTATCGCCTGCCGCTTCCAGTGCTTCGTCGACGTTTTGATACGTCCCGTCCTGCTCTTTACGCTTGAGATAGTCGCCCTTTACAATCTTCCGATGTGCTACGAACTTGCACTTTTGGAGTGTGCTGGCTTCCGGCGTGAATCGTAATTCTGTGGGCGGTACATACTCGACAACCGGGTAGTTGGCCGTTACTTTGACGTGGTCGAACTGCACTTCATACAGATCCGGCGCGTCTTTCAGCTGCTTGACTTTCTGTATCTCGATTTCGCCCGACAACGACGCTTGCGTAAGCATCATCGCTTGTTGCATGTCGTTCACGTCGAACATGAGCTTGTAACGCGTACGGTCTTCATCCCGCTTCCACCACACCTTAGCAACGCCTAAATTCGTCCCCAGTGCGTCGTCGATGACGTCGTTCACAAGGGACGTATAGTTGTTCTTGCGGGTAAGCTGGTATTCGACTAAGTGCTGTATGTTGGTTGCCGTATCGTCGTTTTGGATGGTACTGCCGGCGATAGTGACAGGCGATTCGTTGCCGATAAAGACTTCTACAAGGCTTGGCTTCATCCACTCAATGATATTATTGAAGTCCATGCTGACGAATTTACTCTTTTTAGACAAGTTCGGCAGCTTCTTTTCGTACAAGTCTTGGTCGCCGTTGCGGAGCTTGCGGCGGTGTATCAGTTTTGGCTCTACGGTACCTTCATAGTACTTCTTCGCGACGTCAATGCCGTCTTTGACGCTCATCATGATCTTCTTGATTTCGTCGTCTTTGAGCGTGTCCAGGGATACCGGTTGTTCTTCCGGCTCTGCCTGCTGTAACAGCCAGTCTGTAACGCTCATCTGCTGCGGAGCATCCCGGCCGAACAATCCGCCCGTGTCCTGTGCGGCGGACAAGCTCTGGTTTAAATCCTCCATCTCATCACCTCGATTGATAGCTAAATAAGACCCTCAATAGGGCTATGGGGCAATGCGCGGGCTTGAACCGCGATAGCTTTGTAGCTGGTTTTCCTTAACCTACATTGCCATGGGTGGCGGGGTAGTCAGCCCCGCCGATGATAGAAAGGAGCATGTTACCGTGGAGTCGCCCTTATCCGGTGCGGCGTCGCTCCACGCGTTTACATGTACCCGGCCCGGTGCATCTTGCCACGGGTCATCTGTTTCCACTTGTCTGCCATTGATGTATTGTCCCGGTATAGCTTTGCACAAAGATATGCTAGGCAGTCCATCAAGTGGCTGTACTCGTTCTTTTCCGGCTCGTCCAGCGTCCGCCCGGCTACGACTTTACGATGATACCCGCCTGTAAACGCTTCGATGAGCATTTGACAGCGCGGGTCCAGCTGTAAGAGTGGTTTCCCGTCGGGTGTAAGCGTCGTGAGATAATACCGCACGGCTTCACTGCGGCCCGTCTGCGTGAGTTCGCCCGGCTCGACGATAATGCCGTATCGGTCGCGGAGTATTTCGTTTGCGGTCTTTTCGTCGCTCTGTGCGCGCTGGTTGCCTGCCGGGTCGCCGACTGCAGTGTATTCATACCCGCTGTAAAACGTCTGTAATTCAGCTTGCACGGCACGGCCATGTGCTAACATCCCACAATCCCAGGACTGCAGTTCCGACAAGATGAGCAACTGCCCTTTTGCCGTTGTCTGTGCAATGATAGTCGCTGGGGTAAGTCCGTAGTCAAACGACAAGAGGAGCGGCCGCCCTTCTATCGGGTGCAGTTCCTCGTTGGCCACGTGGCGGTTGTAATCAAATTCTGGGTAGTATTTCGGCTCAGCGCTGACTGTCCAGTTGATTTCGTATTCACGTTCCCAGCCCTCAGTGGTAGTCCCTTTTCGTTCGTTGGTCTTCCACTCTTCTGAGCGCTTAGAAGGGTTAGCCGTATAGTGTATTCTGGCAATGTACACGCCGTTACGCCGGTACTCGTGTACACCCTCTATCACATCGTGCGCTTCCTGCTCTTCTTCCGGCTCGTCTTCGTTGAGCTGGCCAGTCACAAGCTGACAGAAGAAGCCCGGGTTAGCTGACGAGTCGATGAAGATGCGGCCGCCACCTTCGATAGTCGGTCTAAGGCTGTTCCAGGTGGCTTGTGCAAAGTCCCAGAAGGCCATTTCTGTGCAGTATACGACAGATGCCGTGTACTGACGGAGCTGGTCGGCCCCTTCTGCGACGGCCCTCAATTCGACGCCGTTGGAGAACTTGATGTAGTCATAGCCCATCTTTGAGCGCGTCTTTCTTTCGACGGCTGGCCATTCGTGCGTTTTCGGCAAATGCTCATAAAGAAACATGAAGCGACTGTCTCCCAGCAGATACGCGCTATCGTCGTATTTCTTCGACTGCACGAATATAGACAGGTTTTTGCCGAACATCGCGTAATGCAGAAGATTCGCAAGGCACCGCCACGTCATCATCATGCGTCGGCTCTTCGGAAATGCCGCTACCTGCTCGCCGTGGATAATCTGATCTACGCGCGCCAGGTAGTCAAGCTTCGGAAAATGTTCAACGGCCCCGTTCTTCGCTTCATTGACCGTGAAGCAGCAGTCATTGATGAAGGCCGTTGGGTCATTCTTCCATACTTTCCACTCCATTAGCCGCATCAGCTCGACTTTCTCTTTCAAGCTCTTTTTGCTAGTTTTATTCGTTGTTTTTGTCGACTTCATTCTATCAACCCCGGGTTAGGCCAGCCAAATGTGCATAATTATTACTTATCAAGTCCCTTTAGCTTGCTTTCAAGCTCTTTGATACGTGCGTCTACGTCGGCGTCTGTGAGCGTTTCGACTTTGACTGCCCCGCCGTCCGCGCCTGTGATGGCATTTTCTACGCGGTCACGCCATTCAAGCCGCTTCCGGTTTTTCAGCCAAAATATCTGCGCTGTCGTGTTCGGCTGTACTTCTTTGTGTACGACTTTCGTCACTACCAGCATGTCGTCGCGCCGTTCTTCTGTGACTTCGTCGTATTTGTACCCCAGTGCCGATTTGAGCAGCGCGTTCTCTACCTGCCGGTCTACAGCGTCCTTCCCTTCTTTTAGGGCAGTGTAAATCTCGCAATGCTCATTTTTCCACCGATACAGTGTAGCTACGTTGATACCCATGTTGGCCGCTATCTGCTCATCAGTTAAGCCGTCCCTGGCCCATCCTTGCAGTCTAAGCAATCCTTCTTTTGTCAACCACTCTTGATACTTACCTTTCGCCACTGTATTACCACCTTTTAACCGTATACTTAAAAAATTAAGGCCCTGTATGCCGTTCTAAGCGGCTTTTACAAGGCCTTGCATGTATCTGTATGTCTGATTACTGTTTCTTGCTGTTCATCACGTCATCCCACTTCCAGGAGATTTCCAGGCAGTCCGTACCGTGATACCACTTGACGCTGTACTTCCACATACGCAGGTAGCGTATCAAAGAGTCTACTGCGCAGTCATCGTAGCCCGTGGGCAATATGATCTGCACGCTGGCCGCTCCCCTACGGGTGGCTTCATCTATTTTGCGCTGTGCGATAGCAAAGAGATTTACCGCGCTCAGTCGTTGCTGTTCAAATGCTGGCTTGATTTCTTCCATGGTCTTCTCCCGTGATACGACAAGAGCCGCCAAAGCAGAAAGGCGGCCCAATGTCTATGTGTTTGTGTGTAAACCCTTACAGAGGTGTAACAGGATTTGCGTGTGGACAGTGTGTGCGGCGGAGTGCCATAGCGCCATCTACTAACACTCTCGCCGCCTTGTCCGATGGGATTTTAGCCTTACGCTAAAACCTTACACTATTATTATACGTGGTTTTCGTGTCAGTTATTCTTAGAATAAGCAAAAATGGCAAAAAATAGGGCCGGTACTCATGGTATCGGCCCTATTAATCTACTGGTTTACTTCTTGTGAACGTACCCCCGCCTATAGAGGCGGGAGCTTCCTGCTTCAGCGAGAGCAGCACCGCTAACTCCGAAGAGTTATGGCGACTTACACTCTCTCCACAGGCGTAGATTCCCGTGCGACCCACGGTACTTTATGAGTTACGCTAGACAGATATTCGCCTAGCTTCTTCTCTAATGTTTATTGCAGCGTTCTTGTCACGGTTATGATGACTGCCACACTTAGGGCAATCCCATTCCCGCACAGATAAGTCTTTGGTGTTATTGTTCTGGTAGCCACAAACATGGCATAGCTGACTGCTTGGATACCATTTGTCTATCTTGATAAGTTGCTTACCCTGCCATGCAAGTTTGTATTCCAGCATACTTGTGAACATGCTCCAGCCATTGTCGGATATGGATTTACCAAAGCTGAACTTGCCACCCTTTTTTCGCTTCGCCATGGCTTTTACGCTAATATCCTCTATGCCAATCGCATCATAGCGGTCTGCAAGATAACGAGCTTTCTTATGCAGGAAGTCACGGCGCTGATTAGCAATTTTCTCATGGAGTACAGCCACACGCAGTCTTTGCTTATTCCTGTTACGGCTCCCTTTTTGTCTCTTGGAGAGTTTTCTTTGTGTCTTGACCAATCTCTTTTCGGCTTTCCGTAAGAAATTTGGATAATCGGCATTGTCCTCATTGGAAGCAACATATAGACCGTGCATAGCAAAATCCAATCCAAGAAAATTCTTCGGTATGATGGAAAGTATTTGGTTTTCATACTCAACCAAAATACTGATATAGTATTTTCCGGACGGTGTTTTACTTATGGTTACAGTCTTTATGGTGCTATTCTCCATCAATGGACGATGCAGACACAGCTTTACCCAGCCTGTTTTAGGCAGCTTGACCTTGTTTCCCTCGATTCTTACAGAGCCATGTTGGTTGTTCGTAGAATATGAAGCATGACCTGTTTTTTTCGACTTGAAGCGTGGCTTGCCAAAATGCTTCCTATTGCTCCAAAAGTTGTTATATGCCTTGTTCAGGTTTATTTGGGCATTGGCGAGAGCAAGGCTGTCAACCTCTTTCAGCCAAGGAAATTCTTTCTTGTACTGTGCAGGTGTATTGTTCAGCCTCTTGCCTGTTTCCTTATAGTAATCAAGACGATCTCCAAGCATCTTGTTATAGATGAATCTGGCACAGCCGAAAGTCTTGGCAAACATAATCTTCTGTTCAGTTGTCGGGTAGAGCCTGTATCGGTAGGCCTTATTCACTATAATCTCACCTGCCTTGATGTTCTATGTATTTTCGTATTGTCTCAATAGGGGCACCGCCTGTTGTCAGCAGGCAATAACTTCTTGACCAAAACATTTCTTTCCACAATTTACGCCTAACCTCTGGAAAATCTTTTTTGATCAGCCTAGAGCTGGCACTTTTATAAGCATTGATGAATTTTGATAGTTCTGTATTGGGATGAGCGCGAAACATGATATGAACATGGTCTTGGTCGTGATTCCATTCCTCCAACGTTATGTTATACGATGAACCAATGCGGACAAAAATATCTTTAGCGTATTGGCTCATTTGGTCAGAGAATACTTTGTGGCGATACTTTACCACCAAAACAAGATGGTAATAGAGTAAGAACACTGAATGGTTATTACTATCTAATTTCATAGTATAATCAATCCTTTCTCATCTACGACTGATTATACTACATAACTATCTACAGAGCAATGGTATGGCTCAATTACTTACGTAAATTCGCCATACCCGCCTTCATCACCCACCTAAGAGGTGGATGACTTCTGGCGGCTTAGGTTAAACACCCGCATGACTTAGTATGTCCCCGAACCAAATCGCGTGATCTTACATCTACAATATTTCCACAATCACAACGACAACGCCACACAACGCTACCTGTTGGGTGCTTTCCTACGATTTCTAATGCAATAAGTCTACCGAAACGTTGCCCGGATAAATCTTTAGCTTTTTATAACTTCACTCTGTTCTTCGTCCGCTTCCCACGGCGCTACTTCATCGCATACAATATCAATCATCGTGTCGGCATCATCGCCCCACAACTCATGAGCTGCTTTAACGGACGAATTTTCACATGCAAGTTCGTATTTGTCATAACTCCCGTGATACAGCTTCATGATACTTCCCTCCTACTTCTTTCTGATTTCTATTGTGTAACCGTATTGGCTAACAATATCGTCTAATTCGATATATTTGATAGTCGCGTTCCTGGTCTTTGCGTTAAATGTCTGCTGTTTGAGTCCCTGTTCTTTGCAAAGCTCCGTTTCCGACTTGCCGATTTCGACAAGCCACTTTTTCCACATAATCTTGAATTCTTCTTTCGTCATTCTATGCACTCCCCTTCTGTTATCTATAGTATATATAACTACGTTTAAAAAGTCAATAACTTTTTAAAATTTTTAAATAACTCTATTTTTACTGTTGACAAGTGGTTATACTCGTGATATTATGTAGTCAACAAAGGAAATGCAGTTGCAGAAAGGAGAAAACATCATGACAATGTTAAAGAAAAACACCTACACTATCGACGGAGAAGAATTGCAGAAGAGAATCTCGAATGAAATTGAATCACTTAAATATAATTACCGCGAATGGCGGTTAGCTGAACCTGGTTCGTCCGATTCTGAAAACTGTTACATTAATTACAGGGCTAATGTAGCAGTTTTAGGAGAGCTGTTTCGCATCCAGGGATTGGACAGCGTGGAAGCGCAAATGGTGATTAACTACGTTACCGATTTGGCGGAACATGACACCATCAGATACCAAATCAGCTACCTTGATGGCGAAATTGACGCCCTTGGCACAAAGATGTACGACATTGTAAAAACTTTCAAAGTTGAGGACGACGGCGAAAGCGAAAAGCCAAAATATTATGCGGTTAAAGCTCAGCGCGCCGAATTAATCAAGCGCCGTAGCGCATTAATATGGAAAATCGCTAGATAGTGGTTGTACGGGGGCCGAAAGGCTCCCGGATACAAGAAAGGGAGTATAAAATCATGAAATTAACAATGGAAGAAATGGACGAACTCAATTTAATCAAAAATGTTACGGGCTATCGCTATTACATTGCTACGTTGCCGGATCCGTTGACTGTCGGCTGGGAAACGCATACAATCGCCGTTTATCAGAAAATAGGAACCATCAGCCGCCCGATTATCACGGCAACGGATAAAAAAGAACTGGCAAGCCGCATGAAGGTAGCACTGGCAAACATGACATTCCGGTTCGGAGAAATTATGCCGTACTTGCTCAACAAAGCTGTCGGCGGCAACGAATTTTACGTTACCTATTGCCTGGAAATCGGGGAAGATAACCCGAAAATCTGGTACTCCTTGCGTCGGGGCAATAAAATCATATCAACCATGTTGGACCGTGAAACGTTATCAACACTAACACATGCGCTGGAACGTGTATTAGCTTGATTGTTGGGGGCCGAAAGGCCCCTAGAAAGGATGGATACCATGACTTACACAATTCCGGCCATGAAGGCCAACTTGAAAGACCGTGCCGCCTATAAGGCGCAAAGAAAGGCTGTTGACGATGCTTGGAAGCATATCCTTGCTCAACCACTCCAGGCTCTCTACTTTGACGACGTCTGTCTCAGCCCTGCCACGAATGACAGCCCGTATCCGTGGCGGGTCACGTGGGTAGATGGGGATACCCCCATTTAAAAACACCCACAAATACGTTAACCATGCGGTATACACAAAGAAGGACGGCTCGCAATGAGTCGCCCTTCTTTTTTATTCTATTACTTTGATTAGTCCCAGCTGGCACGCGACCATTTTAGCCAGTGTCCGCACGTCGTTGACTATCGTATAGTAAGTATTGCGGTCAATCCCCAGCTCTACCGTCGTGGCCTTCCAGCTTTCCCGGCGATGGTATTTGCAGGTAGCCACGCGCCGTGAAATATCGTCCAGGGCTTCGTATACCCCGGATACGAGTCTAAGCCAGCGTTCGGGCCGCTTGATGACGACGCCGTCGCTCAGCGTGACTTGCTTTAGCTCCGTGGCCAGCCGTATGCCTTCTAAGGCCGTCGGGTCCGATACAAAGGCATGACCGTTACTGCCGCCGCTATGGCCGCCCGTGACGTTCTCCCTGGCCATTCTTACGGCCCGCTTGATTTCTTTTTCCCGGTAAAACATAAGCTCTATATGTCGCGTCGTGGAGTCAATCGCGGCGCGCTGATTGTGGTGCATGTGCATCCCCTCCCATCGTTACGACTCTCACTATTCCGGCGTTATGGATACGCCGCCAGCATTGTAAGCATGGTTCCGGGTTCGGCAGCTCTTTCCCGGTTTCTACGTCCATACCCCATAAGTACAGGGTAGCTCCCTGCATTTCTTGCCGGCTTGCTGATATGATCGCATTTTCTTCTGCGTGTACCGCTACGCATTTTTCCACCATTTGACCGTGCGGTACTTGATGCAGACGGCGGTAACATTTGCCGGTATCGCAGCAGTTCCGTTCGCCACGTGGTGCGCCGTTGTAGCCGGTACTGACAATCTCGTCGTTATTGACGATGACTGCCCCGTAGATGCGCCGTAAGCATGTTGCACGTTGTGCTACAGCCTTCGCTATTCCTAAATAGTATTCGTCCTTAGACAGACGTACATGGCTAATTCCCATGGGGATGAACGTCGGAATGTCGTCGAGTTGTGCGCGGATAAACAGCGCCGCGTCATGTTGTCCTTCTAAATCCAGCCTCCTAGAGATGATTAACGCCGCTTCCTTAAATTTCTCGTCGTTGCCTTCCACTTTATAGCGGATAAGGGCCAGCGTATCCCTGGCCGCTTCCGTCGTGGTATAAGTTACTTCCATTTTCCTGTCACTTCCTTTTCCACATGAAGAGCGGTGAACGGTGCGCGCCGATGCGATGCGCGTCCAGGTCGCGTTTACTTTCTTTTGTTTCCCATGGATAGCGCTTCCGTTTCTTTTCCGCGTACATTTGCCTTTCTTCATCGCTCATTTGATGAGTTATTACTTCTCCTGGTGCATACCAATTTTCCATGTATATCACCTATCCTTTTATGTTCGATTTCAGCAAATTGCTTATGAAGGCTTGATTCGTATGCCTTCATGGCTTCTTTTCTCGTTGTCGCGTCCGGAATGTTCCAGATACTGGCGGCAATAGCCATTCTATCGTTGTCATCGAGTGGCCGTAAGTGTAAGGTTCCTCGCGTCATGATGCTCATGATTTGTCACCATTTTCCGCCTGTTTGACTTTAATGGCTGCGTCTGCTATTTTGTCGATGATTTTCCCTATTTGGTCTTGCGTAAATTCGGCGCCGCCTTTGATGTTTTCCGTTGTCAAAACGTTGGCGATTATCATTTTATTTACTGTATCTTGAGTCGGTACGGCAATAAAGAGTAATGCACAGGTCAGCAGTACAGCCATAACCAGTTTGCTTTTTCCTTTTACGATTGATGCGAACTTGTCATAGTCGACGTCACACAGGAGTAAAAGTAGCATCCCGATACACACAAATATTGGGAATGCAGCTATGATAACTAACCATAGTATTTCTAATTTGCCAAACAATCCCGCCAAATAGAACCACCATGGGTTTATGATATAGTTCATGTCATTCTCCTTCCTTTCCAGGAAGGCGCCGGGCCAGCCATGTTCCGGCGCCGCCTGTCATCAATGTACTATTTCGCGGGGCCATACATGTTCATGCGTACCGCCTTCCGATTCATCTACTACGGGTTCATACGTTTCTTCAAAAATATCCGGCTTGCACGGATACTGTTCGCCGTGTACGCCCGTGATGATATAATCGCCTACACTAGCTTTCATGTCGCCTTCCAATGTGTGGATAATCATTTCTTTATCCGTCTGATATGCTTCAATAACTACGGGTTTCTTTACGTATTTAGCCATGTTCTATCTCTCCTTTTTCATTCATACTTTTACTCATAGCTCTTTTAACTGTTTCTATCATGCAATAATTGATCGTGCGGATTTCGTTGCCTTCTACGGTAAATCGGGCCGGGTAGGCCATAGGGCATCGGCCATCTCTGACGCAATGCTCCATGGCGTGGTCCTTAGTACACATATGTACGCGGAAGGCTTCTAGCAGGTTTAGTAGCCTGGTTTTATCGTCTTTACTCATTTGTTGCTCCTTTTAACCGTGTCGATTTCCACGCGTTTTACCTTCTTCGATTGATACCACTAATTAGTAGGCAGATACTGCAACCGGCGTCGCTGTCACAAGCCGGGCAATATACATTACCATACGTCCTTTCTGCATAGCATTTATTCCCCATGCCGTCTTGATAGTAATTACTGCACCATTCTTTCTGCTTCTTCCTCAGCAGTTCTACTAGTTTTGCGTTTTCTTCGTCGGTCATCCTGTACACCCCTTAGTCTTTTACACAAAGGTTTTCCCACTTCTTGTAGACGTCAACATAAGTTTCGCCCTTGTCGCCGTTGTGTGTGACTTCGTAGTACATGCCGTCCGATACGGTCGTACTGGCTAAGCACTTCCAGTTTTGCAGTGTTTTGGAGAACCACACGACAAAGACGTCATCCATCGTGATCTGCTTCTGGTCGGTCTTGTCGACATGAGCGTTGAAATAATCCATGACAATCTTTCTTGCTTTTTCCTGCATCTGTATACCTCCTAAAATCCCCAGCTTACCATAATATTGTCGTCGTTAAGCGCCACTTTATAGCCGTCTTCGTCGAGCTTTCGGGTCAATGCCTTATCTACGTTGTTATCGCCTGTTAGAGCCAGCGTGACGTAGTTTTTTCCGCTAAGATAGGCGCGTTCAATGACTTCATCTATATGTTTCGTGCTAATGTCCGTTTTTCTCACCTCTTTTTCTAAATAGGATTTCCCGCTTATCCAACATGCATGACATGCTTTCTTTGTCCCACGCCGGGCAAATATGGCGGTGTATCGGCATATCTGGTGAGCTTTGATAGCTCCAACAATGCCCAAATTTAGAATCTTCGCTGAATCGTGTGCAAAGGTCTGCTTTTATCGTATCAGCCATATAGATTGATAGCTCCGCCAATTTTTGCTCATCTGCTGGAGTAAAGGCGTCAGCGTACTGCTTGAGCAGCTCTTTGTAGATTCTTTCTGTTTCATCATTCATTGCTCATCAGCTCCTTAATAAATAGTTCGCCTTCCTCTAGGGTGTCAAAGTGCAGGTCTGCACTTATCCTGCTATCGAGAACAATGGACAGCCAATATTGGCCGTTTCTTGGATTTGGCGGCAGGCTGATGGCTATGATTTTTTCCGGATTGATATAAGTCCTATCATCTATCTTTATTAGTTTCATGCTCTTCTTCCCTTTCTGTTTGCCGGTCTTTACCCAGGTATATCTCCATCTTAGCTATAACTTTTTCGCTGGTTTTAAGTATCCCGACAAGATATAAGGTCACAAGCCCCATTGTCCCGATTCCCACGGCAACGAGACTATGTGTTAAGCAGGTTGCCGTCAGCAGTAGTGCGATGGCAAATGCATCCAGCAAGACAACATAGACGGTCAATATATTACTTAGCTTCATGTTGTTCCTTTCTAGCCTTAGTTAATCGTTTTAGATTCCCTTCTATGGGCTTTTTCTTTAACTTCGGGTGTAGTTCATAGAGCGGAAAATTCAAGTCCGTTATTTCGCTTACAGTGATTTCTACGCGCGGGTCTTCGGCGTCGATACCGGCTATCATCGAGCCGTCGATTTGAGCTATGTAGCCGTCGTCCTCAATGATACCCGCACTTTCGAGTATATCTGCCGTCGCCTGGACCAGCCCGAAAAGGTCGGGCCAGCCCTTGCGGTTCGGCATATAATACCTAGCGGTCATCGTAACGGCACATTCAATCGGCTTAATGGGCCTTCTTTGGGCTTTTAACTGCCATAAAGCATCCTTTGCATATTCTCTATAGGCTTTGCCCTGTACAAGGCCGTAGCGCGTCTTTTGGAGCGAATTTTTCTTAGTCATGGGACGTCCGTGGATGACGAATCGGTATGTCATTCTTTTCCCCTGAAAGTGCGGAGCAATAATTCGAGGATGTCCTCATCTATTTTGATATTTCCACCATCTTCGACAAATTCATCATCGTCCATGTCGTCCGGATCTTTTTCCGGTTCTTCCGGGTCGAGGTCGATAATGTGTTCCGTCGTCACCTTGAACGGTTCGTTGTTGAGTGCGGACTTTGCTACGATGAGCATTACGTCTGCCAGATGGGTCCGCATCGTAATGTCTTTGTAGTTAAAGCCTTCTATCGTGATAGAGAATTTCTGGTCCGGGCTGCTGATACCCAGGATAGTTGCCAATGTGGCTTCAAGTTCGATTCTTTCTGCTTTAGTCATAGTTTTCATGCTCCTTTTCTTTGACTTCTTCGTTCGTGATTAAAAAATCTAAATACTGCCGGGCCTTCATGAGGTCTTTCAGCGGTGTCCCTTTCGCCGGGTAGCGGTACAGGTACTTGACGATATTGCCGATGTACATTGCATCAGCTCCCGTCGCCCCGCTGGTCATGATTTCAATGGCCTTTGTACATTCCGTACCGCGCCAGGTGTAGTGGTTCGGGTGCTGTATGTCATTCATCTGCATCACCCGCTTTCCCCGGTTCCGGGGGCGTCAGTCTCAGGGCATCGGCAAGGTGCCGGATGCCCCTCTTTACGGACGTGATGTGGAGCCATGCCGCGAAGGTCGATTTGAAGCAGTTATCCAAGACCATGTTGCAGTTATCTATCGCGTCATCGTTCCACGGTTTGCCCATGATGTTGCCGTCGTAGTTAATAAAGTAGTAGACGCGACCGACATGTGGATCGAAGGGAGTATTTGCGTCCTGAACCATTCGGTGTACAGCTAAGCGGACGCCTGTTTCTAAGTTGAAAGCGTCGTTCGGGTGGCATTTCGCTTTACCCAGTGTCTTGACTCTGCCATTACTCTGAGCGCAGACCTTTACGAGACCGTTGGTCTTGATTTTCACGGAAACTTCTCCGTGTTTCAACAGGTCCAGTCCGTTGATACCTTCATCGGCCAGCGCCCGATCGAGCACGGCTGTCGCGTATCTCCAAAATTCCTGGCTATGTTGTAAACTGCCGTCGAACTTCGGAGTCTTTCCGAGAGGCTTCTGCCAACCTTCAAATGTTCCCACGGTGCCGTAGCCATTGAAATCCCGAAAACGGCCATTCGTTAGTTTGCACGTATCGAATATGACGCAAGCGTCACATTTCTTTTCGTCGCAATATGATTTGATCGTGTTTACGGCCATCTTGGCTATCTTGTCATTAATCATGTCTGTTCCCTCCTAGTAACGTTGGTGACCCCACCAAAAATTAGCTTTTTGCCATGTAATGCCTCTGGTTTTAGGCTTTCTCATCCACGATTTAACAACCACACGTCCCACGCCTCTTATCCACCTATTCCACGTGACACGTCGAAAAGATGTAAAGCCCCCTATATTCCAGTATTTTCTGACGCTTTGTTTCATGTTCGTTCCCTCTTATCTTCCGGTACTGCCGAATCCGCCTTGACCGCGCTGTGTATCTGTCAGCGTCTGCACTTCTTTCCAGCGAATCGGGATATTCTGTACCAACTTGCCCTGCATGAAGCGTTCTCCCTTTTCGATGATTTCCGGCTTATCGCCAATATTGTCGAAAAGGCCCTGGACTTCGCCGCGGTATGAGCTGTCGATGACTCCCACGGCGTTCGACAACCGCAGTTCCCGCTTTGCGCCGTAGCTGGAGCGCATGAAGAGCATCATGCAATAGCCGTCCGGGATTTCAAACGCCAGCCCCGACGGAATCTTGACGCCGTGTTCGCCGGGATAGATGACGAATTTCGCGGGCGCGTAAAAGTCATAGCACGCGTTTCCTTCCGTGATGAGCGGCAGTTTCACGTCGTCTTTGCTGTAATTGTCGAGGATTTTCTTGATTTTAATGTCCATCATTTATGCTTGTTCCTTTCTAACACTTTGTTCCTTTCCTGGTGTGCGACGCCGGGTCGCGGCCCGTGGCACTTTATCGCCCGTGGCCGACATTCCCGATCATCTGCACATACCGGCATGAGTTTCCCGTCTACCGTCACCACATAGTGCCGGTAGCCCGTGAGTTTCTTATGACAGTAATAGCAGCGTGTCACATTGCATCACCGCTTACTGATTAAGCCGTTCTTTCAAGATACTTCCGGCCTTGAATTTCATGCTGTTATGGCCAGTCGTTTCCATCATTTCCCCGGTCTGGGGGTTGCGTGTTGTGCGGGGCGCTACGTATTTCTTTTCAAATGAACCGAACCCGACAAAGGTAATCTTGCAGTCCTGCGCTACGAGGTCTGCGATAGTCCCCAACATTTCGTCCACGATACGGGCGCAAGTGCCTTTTGTCTTGCCGCTCCGCTGTGCTACCGTGTCGATGAACGCTTTTTTCGTGATGTTTTTCATTTTGATTGCTCCTCTCTAGAATGGGATTTCTTCGTCGGCGGCTTCGCTACCCATGTTGTTAAAACCGCCATTATTGGCCTTCATTGGCCGTACAACCTTCGCAATGCGATTGACAAGCAAGTTATATGCTACTTTCTGTGTACCGTCCTTAGCGGTGTATTCATGCATATCTATCTTGCCTGTTACTTCTACGCGATCGCCGCGCTTGACGTCCTGGACAATGGCTTCTGCCAATTCTTTGAAGGCGGTGCAGTACCACCACTGACTTGTCCAGTCTTCCTTGCTCTTGCCGCTCGTCCCCGGAAGCTTCTTGTTATCCGCTACCGAAAACGTCACGACGGGCGTCCCTTTGGCAGTGACCCGGCTTTCCGGGGCCTTGCCAATGTTGCCGATTACTGTGATTGTGTTCATTGTCTATCACTCCTTTTTCTGGTATTCTCCACGATTGCCGTGGTATATATCTCGTATTTAGCAACCAAACAATTCAATAAGTAATTGTTCTATCATGCAGCTATTTCCATGATTCCAGGTGGCCGGGCACCATTCTATATCGTCCGGGGCAATGTTGGAGCCGCCACACGGGCGACGCATTGTGCAACAGTCGTCGAGCTTTTCATGGTGGCAATAATATTCACATAATTCTTTTTTCTGTTCCACCAATAGCGCACAAAGCGTTGATTTCTTGTCAATATTCATGTTATTTATTCCTTTCTCCACGGTTGCCGTGGTATATGTAGACTGGCCCGTTCTGTTTCTCATACGCTTCCAGTGCCGGGTAATCTATGTTGCACTCTACATTGAGGCATTTCATGAATTCCCATATGGGCACTTCTCCGTGGGTCAGTACGTAGACTTTATCTTTGTAATAGGACTGCAAGTCTTTTATTCGCTTATCACGCCATTTGTACTTTGTGTACAGCGTCCAGAAGATAACGATAGCTACCCGGCTATCATATCGCGTGTCTTCGCAATCAGTTTCAGATCGCGCGTCCGTCCGGTTATCATCTTCTGCATTCTTTCGGCAATACGCTCATTGAGGAACCGGTCGAATCCGTGTTCACACAATTCATCGCGCCAGTCGTAAATGAATCCCTCCTGGAATTCGTCGAGGTGCGCCCACATGTCGTTCATCGCGGCGAACCGGTTGCGGCCGAACCCGTACTTGTCGTGAAGGCAGCTAAACAGCAATGTCGTTGCCCAGTCTGTACCGCTTTCGGCCCCGGCTTCACGCCGTAGCTCTGTACGCGCCCTGTCACGTTTCGCCAGCGCCCGGCTGATAGCGTTCATCGTACCAGTCCTTTCTTGCGGACCATGTAAGCGCCGTATGACAATCCTGCTTTACGGGCGGCCGCGATGTCTTCATCAAGGCCCGTACGGAGTCGGTTTTCAACGGCGGCCTTATCTCTCATCCTTTTCATACGGTTGCGCGCCTGGATGATCGTTTTCGGCCGCATGATCTGGTAATAGATTTTCTTCCACGCGTCGCGGCAGTCCGGGCATACGCTGAATCCGCTCATCATGGGCTTATCGCATACAATGCAGGTAGGCCGGCGTGTATAGCCCTGTTTCCGGTAGGCGTTCCAGTCCCAGTATCTCTTTGTAAATTTATCGAGGCAGGACTGGCACAACCGCTGTGCTTTATATTGCGGGTCGAATTCATCCCCGCACACCATGCATTTAGTCATCTCGCTACTCCTCTCTTCATGACAACAGTCATGCTCACAAGCCCCGTGTTCTGGTCCAACCAGAACCTCATGTATTCGTTACCCATGCGCATGTTACAGGCCATCCCTTCTTTGAAGGTGGGTACGTTCTTGATAATCAATTCGTCCGGGATTCCGGGAACGGCCCGGCGGGCGAATTCTATTACGTCTTTCGGCACGTCATCCAGCGACGGCGGTTTCTTTTCCTTGTCCGGCCGCTTCCATTGGCTTCTAAGGCCGCTTATCATGTCGTGGATGCGCTTGCGCCCGGCTTCGTTGACCGGCGCTTCCGGTAGTGCCTGGTAGTCCGGCACGGCGTTGATTTTCCGCTTAACTTCTTTCTTGATCATCGTCACGCTCGGCATGGTGTCGGCGCTGTCAATCACACGGCCAACGGCCCGCAGGACGTCACCGTCACTGTAGCGTTCAAGCTGGAGCATCATCGCGCCAATGAATTCATCGCCATTCTGCCCACTCAGCTTCCAGGCGTCATTTGGATAAGAGCCTCTTAATATCTTCAAAACTTGATTGGCTGTGTTGCTCGTCATATTCTTTGCACATCCTTTCTCTCCGTGCGTCATCTTCCCGCAGCCGTTCGTCGCGGGTCTTATAACGCCCTTTATATGGTGTCGAAGGGCTTTCCCGTTTTTCCCAGGTGCGTACCGTGGCTTTCCAGTCCTTCATGGGCGTTTTGCCAACTACCCAGCCACGCGCCTCGTAGTAATCGATGAAGTATTCCGGGTCAATGTCGTTCTGCCGTTCAAGGCAATAAGCCCGAACTTCATCCACGGTAGGCTTTACAAAACGCTTGGACCGTGATTTTTTAGGTTGAGGAGTGGGTTCTTCCTGGTCGGTTTGAGTGTACGGTTCACGTACACTGAGTGTACGGTCTACCGTACATTGAGTGTTGTCACATACACATACACATTCACTAGAATTAGAAGTACTTTCTTTTTCTTTGCTACTTTCTTTTTCTTTGGTGTCAATCGTAGCTAGGAAGTCTTTGACGGTTGAATTCAGCTCGCCACAATCTTTCAAATGGTCTTTGACGATGCTAAGCAGCTCTTTGTGCTTTACACCCTTTGCTGATTTCATCAGGCAATCAAATATTGGTTTTCCGCCTTTGACGGTCGAATATTTTAGGAAATTCTTGATTGCGATTTCACATCCACGCCGTGCAATAACTCCGTACTTATTTTCAAAGCGATCCAACAGGCCCTTGACGGCATCTTCGCTGTATCCCATCTCGAATCCGGCAATCTTTGGCGGAAGTTCATACACACCACAAGGTTCGGAGTGCGGATTTGTCAGCAGGTAGAGCATGAAATATTTGTCTTCCGGGGTCCAATAGATGACCTTTTCGTCAGTCCAGAATCCTGTGCTAACGATTCTTTTTACTTTCATGATTTAGCCCCCGTTCCCACATACAACAATGGTAATCTATCGCAAAATACCAACAATCAAGGCTTTCTTCTGTGAGTGCGATTTCCTTTAATGCGTCGGTTGACAAGATGCCCTTGTCGACAATATCTGTCATGCGCTGTACCGCATCTTTCAGCCCTTCAAAATCAGCTCCGAATCGATTCTTCAATATCCCGCGAATGTAGAGGATTTCATTCAATTCCGGGCTTTCTTTTTCCCGCAACTTATATATCACATGCTTTTCAATGCGGTTTAAAGCCAATTCAGCGCTTATGTCCGTGCCTTTGAAATTCTTGTCTATGGAATCTTTAATCCCATCTATAACGGCTTGCATACCATATTTTTTCAAATAATGCCTTAGTTTCGATTTATCTCGATTGTTTGGCTTTACGCCTGTCAACGATCGAAATAGATCAGAAACGTATTCGACGGTTTCGTTTTCCAGGTTGTTCAATTCGTCGTTCCACTGCTTCATCATTTCCAGCTGCTCACGACGTTCGTTTAATTCATCAAGTTGTCGTTTCTGCTTTGCAACCATGCTTTTATCATCGAGCTTTCGATTACTTTTACCTAAATTGCAATCAGAACACGCTGTAACGAGGTTTGTTATTTCGTTAGTACCGCCTTTTGAAACGGGAACGACGTGGTCAACGTGGAGTACAACGTCCGGGGCTGAACGGCCACAATATACGCATGAAAAGCTATCACGCTTGAACACTTCAAATCTGAGACTTTTCGATAGTTTTTTACGTCCATTCATTTTGCTTCCCTCCTTATTTCTAAAAACCTTTCTCTCATCGTCTTTGCGTCGGGACCGTGCGCCCGTTCGTGGCAGTCCCGGCAAAGTACGATGAGGTTATCTAAATCACTCGTCCCGCAATGGGAACGGAACACGATATGATGGATTTCCGCAGCAGGTGCGCCGCAGTTCTCACATACGCCGCCAGCCCGTTCATAAGCCGGAAGGCGGTTCTTCTTATATAACGCGTCGTCACGGCGTTTCCGTTTATTCATCTTCGGGCCTCCAATCATCTATGAGCGCCTGGACCCACTCGCGGTCCTCGACGTTCGCGCCGATCTGGCTGGCTTCATTTACCAGGCAGTCAATCAGTCGGCTCATGTCGTGCGTGTCATATACGCTTGAGCCGGCGTATATGTGCAGGACGGTACAGCCCTTCACTTTACTTACTCCGGTATCAATAGCAATCCAGCCAATCCCGTTATGTCGCCAGTCCCGGCACACGCTGGCCGCCAACTTCTGCTGGACACATATCGGCGTGAATCCCTGTGAGTCCTGGATTGCGCCCCGACACACCTCCTCTTTGCTGACGTACTGCCCGTCAGCAGACAACTTTTCTGCTATCCGCTGGCACAACAGCCAGCAGTAGGAGTTGGCATTGAGCGAACGTTTTTCCGAATGACGTTTGATTTCAATAGAGTAATCACCGTCAATGCGGATATTATTCAAATCTTCGGTGAGCGGTGCGGGAATCAGCAGCATATAGCCGCTGTTCCCTTTCAGCACCTGCACTCCTTTCACGTGAAATTTCATGTTATACGCCTTCCATGTCGGCCGCCATAGCCGCCTTTACCCATACATTGAATTGTTCGTAAAAGGCCTTTGCTTCCGGCAAGGTTAATTCGGAGAAACGGTTTTTATGATACTTTTCTTTGACTAAAGGAAGGACAAACCCCGTAGCCCCATTTTGCCGCGCCCAACCAGTAACCAGCTGGAAATATTCACGAACCGTCTGCGGTACACCGTCCGGAACAGAATTATTTTCCGTTTGTGGCGTGGTATTGAGTTGATCCGAATCTTTCGAGTCATCAATACAGAACAGCCCGTTCAGCGCATATTTTCTAGCATATGAAGATGAACTTCCGGTTACCTGGCTATCATCCATTCCCTTGCGGGAAACAGGCTCCCTTGCCAAGGCCGATACGGATACCTGTTCACCACCCCCAATATCAATCAACGTGGCCGTGGCTTTGATGTAATACCGGTCCCCGATAAGGACTACGTCATCACTCATGAGAAGTGTAAGTCCTTGCTCATTAAGCAGGGGTTTAGCTGATTCGACAATGTCCTCACAGCTACGGTAGGCATATTTGCCGAAATTATTGTATTGTGATTTCGGGGCTTTCAGCCTCGCCTGAATATTCGTTAGCTTACTGTAAATTGCGCTCATGCTTCATGAACTCCCTTCAACTCATATTCAAATCCCAGCGAATCTAATTTTTCCTGCAACTGTTCCAGATCCGATTCTCCCATGACGCCGTAAAAGATAACATTGACGTTGTAAGTCGGAATTTCCGGGGCTACAGGTTCACTGATAACAGGTTCCTGGACAGCGGGTTGAATGTTTTCCGATTCATGCGCGTCCACCTCACGACGTTCAGCTTCGCGGCGAATGGCTTCTTGACGTGCTAATTCACGACGTTCAGCTTCCTGTCGGGCGGCCAATTCGATTTCTTTTTGCCGTTTAACGTCCGCTTCCACGACTCCTTTAATTTCATTAAAGGGAATGTCGTTGTTCGCCATATTCAGATACTTTGTGGGATTGAGCGGAGTAGCCAGGCCAGATGTGCTATTAGCCATTGTGACAATGGTTTTGACCATTTCACGCTTTTCTTCGATCATTTTTTTCTTTTCTTCGTCTGCCGTTTGCATTGCCAGCAGTCGGGAAACTTCCCTGTCAATAGCAACGGTGGTTTCTGACCATTTTGCGGTCTTGTTGTACCACCGCTTGTCAATGTTGAATTGGACGATATACGCTTCTTTGAGTCCGGCGACTTCCGCTTTCTTGTCAAACTCCGAATTAATTGCGTTATCCAGCGATTCCAGCCGCTGTGTTTCGTAGCGATCCAGCTGTTTCCGCAATGGCTTTTCAACGTCTTCGATGATGATAGCCAATTCATCGCACTGACTCTTGAATAAGTGGGAAGGCTGATTCAAGAGTTGCTTCCCTTCCCGTTCAAATTTTTTCAATCCGGTTCGCAAGGAAACAACTTCGCGCAATGCTTTTTGGCTGTCTTCTACGTTTTCGTCGGTGACAACCAAATTGGCATATTTTTCTGTTACGGCCTGGAGATAATTCTTCACATCATCCATATTCCAGGCTAATGCTGTCGGTTCATTTGTGATTTCCGGCGTTACCGGAAGAATAGTGTTCGTTACGTTTTTCATGTTATGCTGCTCCTTTCGCCATTTCGGATCGTGTCAATAATTCGTCAAGCTCTTCACGGGTTTCTTTATCAAGTTCATCTTCAATGGTCCACAATGCTAACTGAAAAGCACCTACCAGGCTGTCAAAATCAACATAGTCATCATCCCGGCTGTCAAGCATTTCATTGCCAATAGCCTCCAGTCGTCCGCAATGAATTCGCTGGCCTATCATTATCAGTTCTTCTCCAATATCCATGCGCTCATAGATACGGGAAATATCATTATGGAATCGTGTGAAATTATCCATTGACGCCCTCACCTTTCTGCCTTATAATTAAGGCAATCAATTTAATACATCTAGCCTCGTAGGCCTTGCGTAACCGTCGCAAGGTCTACTTTGCTATTACAATCTTTTGACCGACTTTGAGGTCGGCGTCGGGAGCAATCCCGTTCAGCTTTTGCAGGTCGTATACAACTTCTCTTACGTCCTGCTCATCGCTAGCCAGTTCGGCGGCTATGTCCCAAAGGGTTTCCCCTTCTTCGACATAATGGATTTTTTGAATTTCACTGGCTTTCTGTTCGTATGCCAGCCTCGCGCCTGCATACCAGCCAATGCCACAAGCCGTGGCAAGGGCCAGCGTAAAGGCAATCGCGCCGGCAATCCGCTTGAAGAGCTTGCGATCGTGCCGTTTTTCCGGCCTGTGGTCGCGTATTTCAATGGCCTTCATAATTTCACCGCCTCTCTCAAAAACTCATAAATTCGACTCAACTTTTCTTTCAAGGCTCTGTTCTCTTCGGACAGGGCCTTATTTTCGTCTTCAAGCTTTTCCCATTCCAGCGGCCCGTGCGCTGGCTCTTCGCATTCACAAAGGGCCAGCACGTCCGCCGCCCGGTAGAACGTGCCAGGAAGACCGTACAGGCGTTTCAACCTGCCGTCGTTCTCCATGCGGCAGATGGTCTGCCGGGAACACTTGAATAGCTCTTGTAGTTCTTCGGAGCTGTAGCATAGTTTCATAACTATCAGCTCCTTAGTGGCCTGCTTCCTGGTCGTCACGTTCAATCATGGGGAGAATGTCATGACTCTTGAGGAATTCATACAGGAACAAGCGCCCTTTCTGCGTCCATTCCGTCTGCATGTTGCAATCCGGTTTGCCGTCTGTATGGACAAAATCGAATGTTTTGCTATGCGTGTAGCCTTTAGCCTGGTACTTCGCATACAGGAACCACTGTTTCCCGATTTTGTAAATGACATGCAGTTCATGAAGCAGTTTGTTGAACCCCGTGGCACTCATGCCGTAATCTTTAGCAATGGCCGTTGTTGTGACGGTTCCCTTGCTTGATAAGATACGGTCTGTGTAGTCGGCCTTTGGTTTCAATTCACCGATTACTTGTTTTGCGCTGGCCGCTTCCAGTTCGGCGTGTTTCCGTGCTTCTCGTTCAGCTTTTAATTCCGTGGCCAGTTTGATGATCGTATCCGGATTCAGCAGCACTTCTTCCACCTTTTCCGGTGTCAGATACGCGCCATGTCGGCGGATGGCCGGAAGTACTTCGTCAGCCAGGACAGCTTGGAACTTCTGCGCCGCTTCGTTGCTGGCTTTGAATCCTAGCCGGTACACCATGTTTTCCGGGAGAAAATCATCTTTCGCAACATCTTGCGAAAAACCAAATTCTTTTAAATAGCGGTTTACCGTTCTCCATCTGACGTATTCAACTCTGCCTTTACTTTCAACAAATCCAAATCCTCGTGCCACGTCTTCGGCATTCAGATAGGCCGTCCCGGTTTCCTTATCCAGGTATCCGTGAACGTTGTTGATATTTAGAATTTCGTTCATGTTTCTACTCCTTTCAAATCAAATCTGTGACCTTGCATTGGAGCGCTTCTGCAATCCGGTACAAGGTGGAAAGTTTCACGTCTGCGCCGTGCTCTACATCCCACAAATTGCGGTATGCCAACCCGGTGTTTTTTGCCAGCCAGTACAGCGACTTTCCTTTCTGCTGTCTAACTATCTTGATGTTGTTCTTCATTGGTTACTTGTCTCTCGTTTGATATAATGTTGTTTAAGGAATATATCGGTGAGGTGATATTTTTGGATAACAAGACATTGAAATTGCTAGAGTTCTTTTATAATCACGACGGAATAAGGATTCTCGACGATCCGGTCATCTGCCAACTTAAAAACAACGATCTAGACGCATTGGACTTTCTTCGCGAAAACCATTATGTTAACCAATCAAGAACGGACGGAGTTATTACCGTCACGCGTTATGGACGTGAAATTGTTGAATTGTCGCTCCGTGAACAACGGTTGCTTGAAATTCAAGAATCAAACAACTCAATCCAAAAACGACTTAAGTTTGTCCAATATGTTCTTACGGTTATTGCCCTGGTTAATGTTGTTATCGCCGTTTTCAAATTCTTTGGATTCTTCCTTTAGTTTTCTGAGACGAGAGTCGATAATGTCGTGCATATCAATCATTTTTTGCAGGTGAATTTCATACGACCATTTTTCTTTGTCATAGTCACAAACACGTTCTTTCATGCGTTCGTGGTTGAACCTTTTCAATGCATCGGCAAAGTCATCAATTTCCATGTACCTATGGCCGCTAAAGTGTTTGTATACAATAGCGGCTATTTCTCTCTGGTCATCACCGCCTACATTTTTAAAAAAGGACTCAAAGTCAAGAGCGTTAAAAAAGCCTTTTGATAGTTCTGCCAGATTTTCGGCCGCATCATGAACTTCTTTTCGGTATTCATCTTCCATTTTGTCACCGCCTTTACGTCTACTCGTCAGCATTAATTGTCGTTTTTAAATTAAGAGTGCAGCATAGTCTGTACTCTTTTTTCAATTCATCCGCCAGTTTAGCCATTTCTTGTATTTTCCGTTTTACATTTTCTGATTTGCCGTCAATGGTAACGTCGATGTTGACGTTGTGTACTGTGTAATCCATATCAGCTGTCCTTTCTGGTATAATCTTCTTATAAGGAGGCGTGTGTTATGACCCAAAACGATGTAGAAAAATTAATCTTGCTGTTCGATGGAAACAAACTGCCTTATTCAAAGCTTCATCAAACTATGCCTTGTATTTCCGATGACGATGTTCTTTCGCTGATGGGGCGTTTGAGTTCAAACACCAGATTATTCACGGTATCCAGCAACGCCACTACGGACGATATAAGGCGGCACGGTTTTAAACCGGACGATGTGTTTACGCTTACAGAAGAAGGTGAAGACCTTTTTCATGTTGCTCAGAAGGACAAACACCTAACTGAGTTAGCAGAACAATCACTAGATGAAGCCAAGAAGGCAAATCTGTATGCCCAAATAGCGGTGTTGCTTTCCATTGTTTCTATCGCAATATCAGTTTTATTGGGATAGAAAGTATGTTGATGATTGTCAATGGGATGAGCACCCACAACCACTTTTGTATCTGTCTGCCGTTCTCTGTGTCCGAAAACTTGTACGGATTGGAAAACAGCCACTTCACCATGTTAGGGCCTTTGCTTTTGCAAGGGTCTTTTGTTTTATCCACGTTGTCACCGCCTTTTATATTATTCACTTGTATTTCCGTCATTTTGTTTCAAAAAATTAAGGTCAATGCCCAAAATGTCGGCCAATCTAGATAATACTTTTAGACTAGGGGTGTATCGGCCACGTTCCACGTCCGCGTAATACGCACGCGAAACGCCAACTTTGCTAGACAATTCCCTTTGCGTAAATCCAGCTTTTTCGCGAGCGGATTTAAGTACGTGTCCAATCTTGTTCATCGTATCACCACCTTTCACTTGTATTTCCGTCTTGCAAAATAATTGTACAGTATTTCCGTCATTTTGTCAATAGTATTCCCGTCATTTTTATATTATAATAGTTCCAAAGGACGGAAAAACCGCACAATGGAAATAAGGAGGGATTTTTATGAAAAGTATAGGTGAACGAATTAAAGATGCAAGAAAATCAGCCGGATTGACACAGCTAGAGCTGGCTAAAAAAACGGAGCTTTCTCGCTCTTATATTGGTGATATAGAAAAAGATAGATATAATCCCAGTGTTTCCACTCTTCAGTTAATAGCTACGGCAACAAATACGCCATTAGAAAATTTACTTCCTTCATCTAAGACGGCCTCTTCTACTGGGCGAGGTGTTCGCATTCCAGTTCTGGGTCGTGTCGTAGCGGGCATTCCGTTAGAGGCTGTCGAGGAAATACTTGATTATGAAGAAATTACGCCGGAGCTTGCAACAACAGGCGATTTCTTTGCATTAAAAATACGCGGTCATTCAATGGAACCGCGTATGTTGGACGGAGATGTAGTGATTGTTCGTCGGCAGGATGACGTTGACAGTGGGGATGTAGCCATAGTCCTAGTGAACGGGAATGAAGCGACGGTCAAGCGCATAAAGAAGCAGGAAGACGGCATTACCCTTATGTGTTATAATCATCAGAAATGCTATATATTAATCAAAAACGCTCAAAATAGCCATTTCTAAATGATTGTATTTTTCATTATGTCCATATCGTACCACGTTGTATCACATTGTAACATTTATTTTTGACGATTTTTTGACGAGCCGTGAATGGAAAACAGCCTGCCGTCCGTGATGGATAGCAGGCTGTTCCTTTTACCAGTCAAGCAAATATTGGTATTGCTTCTTGTCGTTTTTGTTCATGATTGACTCTGTTCTTCCTTTGGTATCGAGTTTTTTCTTTTTCTGTTCTGCTTTTACAGTGGAAGGCTTGATACCAGCGTTCTTTAATTTGCGCGCATTTTCTCCGGTCGGATTTGCAATATACTCATCAATGAGTTGTTGCTTTTTACTACTTGCCTTTTTCTTTTCGGAAGACAATATGGATTGAATTAAATAGGAGTCGCTTTCATCAGTGGATTGGAAGCCCATTCCACGAAGCAGTCGCTGATATGGCGTCGTGTATTCTTGGTTTACACGTCCGCGTTTACCAACAGAATTGCCTTGCGCGGCCATCAATAAGTTACCCAGCCCAGGCGATACATTGCGCACTTGCTTTGTCCAATTATCGCCGCTGTATGCGCTTTTAGCGACATTAAACAAGGTGCTAGCGGCAGGCCCGAAAAGACTTTGCAAGTCATCTGGCACTGCATCTCCAATACCAACGCGGTTTGTAATGTCAATGTTTGCGAACGTGCCAATTCCATACATACCTATCTTCGCAAGTGGTTTAAGCGATGGATAATTTTCAGCAAGTTCAATCAAGCTCTTCTTAGCTTCTTTTTCCGGATCATCACCAGTGATACCCATAATGAGTAACCCCAGAATATTTGCAAATGGAATCTGGAATAACCCAGCCATAGCAAAATAGGTTCCCCAGAAGATAGCTTTTTGCTTTTTAGTGGTCCCCTTTCCAAAGAATGGGAGAAAATCTTTCATCGCTTCTAATTGTTTGATAGGATACTTTTTGAATTGCAAGAATATCTGTGAGAATATCGAACCACGCCGGAAAATACCCGGTGCATCATGGACCCCATAATCGAAGTTTGATTTACGATTTACGTCCTTAGCATATCTAATGGCTTCCTCGTGACTCCTGCCACGTTTGCGGGCTGTTTCATAAGCTGTTAACGTTACGCCACGGCGCACAATTCCTTCTGATTCTTTAAAAAGAATCATACCCCTGTTAGCCCATTTGCCAGCAGAGAATTTGCCATAACCCGCTCCACTATCAAGGCCAATATCATTCAATACATTCGTTTCACGGAGTATCTTTAAATCATGCAAACTATATTTCCGGTGTGCGCCTTTTAACAAGGCCTTCCACAATGTCGATATATTGCCAGTATACGCGGCGGCATTGGCAATCTGTAAAATATTCAGCATTGCAGACGATACATTAAGGAATCCAAGTTTTGCGATGGAAATTTTATTGGTAATGGAATTTGCAAGGGATACCGCAGCTCGATCGCCAACGTGTGCATTGACCCACTTACCTATAGCCGGGATAGCGTTCAGCAAATCGTTCAGTTGCTTTTCAAGTGTAGATGGATTGCCGTTAATATCATTAATATACTCTTTGATATAATTCGGCAATCCGTGGTATTCATTGTCAAATCGGCCAAAAAGGCGTTCAAACAAAGAGATTGCTTGAGGTTTAAATTTGCTTTCCATCGCTACATATCGAGATGTGCTGTTGAAATAATGTCGCAATACCCATTCAATTTCCTGTTCATAACCATCCGCCCCAGTCCGGCGCAGGAAGTTGCCAAAAAAACGATGCCGCCCTTTTTTCTTGACCATTCCGTCAAGCATTTCCTTGGCTTCATGCAATGTCATGCTATGCTTATCGGCTATCTTTTTTTCCATCTGGTAAAAATCTTTATCACCGACGGTAGTTGCATATTGGCTTTCATCCAGCCCGATTTCTCCAAAATCAAATACTTTCGGGGCTATTGTTATCTTCCAATCTTCCTCGTTTCTTTGTTTGAGCATCTTTTCGTTTTCGGCTTGCCATTTAATGGCATTTTTTGTAGCTTCACGAATAGTACGCCCACTAGAAACGACGGTGGCCTTACCGCGACTGTCTACAAACCTTACCATGTATTCATGGAAGAAATGAGGGACATAGCCTTTACGGTCATGAATATTCGGGACCCCTTCGCGAGTTATTACTTTCCAATGCTTCTGCCCGTCCATGGGGCCTTCTTTCGTTGGAACCTTTTCCAGGATTTGGATGTTATCGTCATTTTCTAACAATTTTAACTCATCTTCATTAACTAAATAATGAGCTTGCCAATTCCCGTACTCTTTATAAGAAACAAGGGTGCTACCATCATCTTGATCTGTTTCGCGAAGTATTTCAACAAACTTGTTATGCCGCAATTCATCCAGCTTACGGCCAGAAAAATGCCCTGTTTTTGTCTTGGCCTGTTTCCTGGTTTCATTGAGTTGGTTATAAGCCTTACGGAAGAGATTGCGAATTTGCCAATAGCTATCAATGACTTGTTCATTATATCCTTGTTCACGAAGTTCCTCGCGCGTATATTCCTTCCCTTCCATATCGCCAGACCACAATAATTCTTGCAAGGAAGCTTTATCTTTCTTGCTTAAATCTAATGCAGAATCCAAATGTCGCTGGTAATCAGCGCGCAATTTAGTGAGAAGATTCATAGCATCGTCCGCCATTTTAAAGAATGGTTTGAAATATTTCTTCTTTTCTGCAATTCTCGACGGAGATTGTAGCAGCGTCCGATGAACACCAATGGCGTTTTCATCTGCTTGTTTCTGAGCTACTTCGATATGATTCATAAACCTTTTCTTCGCTTCATTGCTTATTTTCTGGTCTTGTTCTCGAATAGAATAGTGAGTTGGATTGTCTTTTTTTAATTTGCCTAAATCGGTTTCGTCTGCTATAATATTAGACAAATTAAAGGAATCGACCACCAGTGGACCAGAATGCGTCCGGGCTGAGGTATTTATACCAGCAAGCCAGTGGTCGGTTCTTTTTTTATTTACATAAAGTGCATCTCCTTTTTTCAATTTGTCTACATACCACGCATCGTTTGGGGTGAAAGTTTTTCTGTCAGTTGTTCGTCCATATACGCTTTTTATGAGGTTACTCATGATCTTTTTATCATCTTTGGTTTGTTGTTCCATTATGAACGGAATCATAATAGTTGCACCGTTTTTATCTTTCAAATCAATAACAATGATTTTAGATGATGCGTCTTCTACACCTGTTCGATGATTAATAGCCCTCAAAATAAACATAGGATCAGCCAATCGACGAGGAATCTCTTTTAACATTTCAGATGATATTTCTGAGTGATGTTTCCCATTCAATATTTTATTTAACACATTAGGTGAAATATAAATGGGTAAGTGCTTTTCTCCGACTAAATCAAATACTAATGGTGTATCCATTACCCTTACATACTCATTAGACGACAACTTATGATTCATAAAGTCGTCTATTTTTTTTGCAAAGGCCTGCATGTCTTCTTTCAATTTTCTTTTAGCGTACACGGAGTAGCTTCCGCGCTGATTACTATTATTTGCGCCTCGTTCCCATACCTTACCCGACTCAATCTGCCGGAATATGTCGTTTACGGTTTCTGTCCCGGTGAAGATTCTCTTCATCCTGGCCGCAAAGTCCTTGATTTTCTGGAACAGCTTGCCCCATGCCGTACCGCGGCCATGCTTACGGGCTTCTACCCATTCCGCGTACTTGTCGGCGCGTTTTTCGGCGTCCGGGATAGCCTTCTTAATAGCGGCCTTTTCACGGTCCGTCAAGACGGCTCCTTCTGCAAGGTGGTAGGCTTCATGGAATCCCGTGTTTTCACGACTACCCTGCGAGAGGGCCATATAAGCGTCCTTGCCATGGAGCTGTGCGTAGCCTTCGACAATCACGTTGCCGTTATCGTCGATATGGTGGTCTTTCTTCGCCTGCGCCAGTTCTTCGTCCGTCAAAAGAATCTCGTTCTTCAAGTCAACGACGATATGGGACCCGTTCGGCATGGTGAAGGTCATACGGTCGCCTTCGTCCTTGATTTCTTTGGCGTTCGGGAACGCTTCTTTGATTTCTGCCTTCAACTCTTCCTTAGAGCGGCTCAACTGCTGGCCAGCTTTGCGGATAGACGTTTGTTTCTTTTCGTCCGACATGTCGAGGCGTTCCGGCATGTCCATGCCTTCGATTCTGTCGAACAGTTCGTTCACATCGTCGGCGGTAATGTCGATACGGCCCCTTGCTTCGGCTTCTGCAACCTGCCGTGTCCCTTCGTTGGTGTACTTATCAATCACTACCATACGGGTATTGACGTTTGTACCGGCGCGGTCAAAGGTGACAGACGGCAGGTGAATATCAGCCATCAACACGCCGTCTGCAATGCCTCTATCAGCCTTCCGTTTGGCTTCCGGGTCGCCATAGAACCATTTATCGAAATGTTTCTGGCAGGCTGAGCCGTCTGGGATGATTGCAATAAGGCGGCCGCCGTCCTTCAAGTGCTGGTAGGCTTTCGCTACGTGTTCGACGGCTGTCTTGCCGCCATGGCCGAACGGCGGGTTCATGGCGATACCATCGAATTTGTTATGAAGGTCAAAGTTTTCAAAGGTGCTTTCGACGACTTTAGCCCCGGCAACGTTACGCATGAGTTTAGGCGTCAAATCTCGGGACGGTTCAACAACGGTATTATACATATTGTCGGGCATCCAACGAGCGATAGCCCCGTCACCGGCGGACGGTTCAAGCAGGCTCTGGCCGGGCTTGGACTGTAACCACTGGACCATCTTATAGCCGACAGGTTCGGGCGTTGCGAAATAATCGTGCCCTTCCTGCGACTTGGTGCGGCTGTTCTTTTTCTGTTTTCCGAAATAGACAGCCTTGGCACGGTCAAAGTCCGTCGCCTTTTCCTGCCGGTAGTCATTGGCCTTTCCGCCTGTACCTTCCGTTTTACTTCCTGGTAGGTACTTCTTCCAGCCGTCTCCTTCCTGCGATTCTTCAAAGGCTTCGACATAGGCCTGTTTCAACGAGCGGGCCATTTCACCTAATGCGATGTTTTCGACGGTCCCGGCACGTTCTGCAAGCTTCGTAGCAAAGGCCATCTGTTCCATGTACGTCCCGGTATTGAGATAGCGGAAAATAGCGTTCGACTTGTTACCTACCCGGTAGATACGGCCTTCCTGCTGAATGGCTTCGCTTGGCCGTGTCGGCAGTCCCAGATTGATAAGGGCGCGCTGATGATTACCTGTTGTATCGTGCAGGGATACGCCAGCTTGCCCGGCGGCAGACTGCACAAGGATGATTTTCGTCTTACTGTCGTCGTTATTAAACGAATTCTTATTCTTTTCCCGTTCACCCTTACTGAGCGTACCATTATACAGGACCAATTCGTCGCCAAAGGCCTTGGAAAGTGTTTCAATCGGTGATTCCAGGTCGTTCAAATCAAGACCAGCTAGGTCCGGCCGTTGTGCTTGGAAGTCATGGTACTGTTTGAGAATATCGTCAGCCCGTTCGCTGTCCAGGCGTTCCAGGTGGTCCATGCCTTCCCTGCTAATTGCAAAGGGATTGTCTGCCCCGCCCTTATTGAAGTTATGGAAGATAACGACTTTCTTACCTTCCTTGATGTATTCTTTGATGAGTGGAATAGCCTGTTTGGCTTTAATAGCTTCCAACAAATAGTATTTCTGCTGGCCGGTAAATCGGCCTCTGAGGAAGTCATTTAATTCACTATATCGGGGTTGGTCCCGCAACCAATCAAAGCCTTCATCTATTTTCTTGCCAATGCCCGCATCGACACGGATAAAGCCGCGGTCATAATCATAGGCAGACGACAACATGCGGCCATGCATGGCCCCGGATTCCACCATCTTGCGGTTGAATTCCCGTTCCATTAAGTCGGTATCTACGTCAGAACCCGGTCTTTCGAGGCGATTGTAGCGCATCTTATAGCCGAAATTTTCCATATAGAAGTTTTCCCGGCCATTAGCCTGGTTATATCCCTGCTGTTCCATGGGGCCATAATCAGCGTAGTCGAACAGATATCCATTCGCATAGTCCAGGTCGGCTACATACTGGAAAGGCGTCGCCGACAGAAACAGAATCTTAGAGGGCTGTTTTTCAGCAAAAGTCTTTTCGTCAGCACTCTTGAACGCTTCCAATTTTTCATGCCATTTGCTCATCTCTTCTTCGAGCTTTTCAATCTTGTCACGGATTTTGCGTGATTCATCATTCAATGACGGGTCATGAGTTTCTTTGCGTTCCTTGTCAATTTGGCTGTCACGTTTACGGAGCTTCTTGATTTCTTCAAGCGCCTTATCGATTTTGCTTGAAATTTCCGGGTGCTTGTCATGGTGATACCGCTTAAACCCGTCTTTGTTCCCCGTAACCGCACGAACAAGCTGCAAGGCATCTGTCGGTTTAGCTGATTCGCTTCCCATGAGGTTATGTGACTCGTCGGTAATGACGAGGTCAAAGTCACGGTTGACGAGCGCCTGGTTAGCGCCAACGTTGGCATAGGTCGCTGTAACAGCTCCCTTACCTGCATCCTTGGTGCTGTCAAGCCGGGTCAAGGTGATACCAAAGTCCTTGGCCGCCGCTTCTTCCCACTGTTTGAGAATACCGTCAGACGGCGCAATGATGAGGATGTTATTTTTGCCAGCGTCGGCAAAGCGTTTGACAACACCCAGCCCCGTATAAGTTTTGCCTGTACCGGTGCCGTTAGTGAACATCATGCCGCTATGGTCTTTGAATCGGTTTTCGGCAATGCACACGTCTTCTGCCTGCTGAGGCAAGAGCATAGGCAGGGCCTTCTTGATTTCGTCGAGGTGTTTATCCTTTTGTTCTTTCTGTGCTGTTTCTACCGGGTCTTCATGCTGGGGTCTGTTTTGAGCAGCTCTAACAAGTTCGTCAGGTCGTCTTTGGTCATCGTCGGGAACTCGCTCAAGGCCAGCTCTAACGCTTCCTGGTAATTCAGTACTTCTGGTGCTTCCGGTGCTATCCTTGGATTCTTGAGTTTGTACTCTGCTATTGCCAGTCGTTCGGCCAGTAGGGGTGCTACCACTTGAAAGGCTATCATGGCCCATTCCCTGTTTTTGGGGTTCTTTTCCTGCCGGTGCAGTATCTTGTCCGCTTCCTCGCACGGCTGTTCTGCCTTGAATACGACTTTCCCCCACTGCGTTTTCACTGGCCCCTTCGCCAGATCGTGCAACCAGTTCGGGAACGTTGCTACTAACATTGTCATTCGCTCCTTTCAACTCTTCAATGCTGGGATATTCTATAACAGCATTATATACTGCGTCGAAATACTTTGCATTTTTCACTCCCAACGTAGCGATGAATGATTTGCGTAAATCGACTTTGTCCGTCATGCCATGGTCGTACAGCGAACCGACATAGCGGATAGCGGCCGTCAACTGCTTTTCATCGAGCTTGGCATGGTTCGGCATGGACTGCAAGGAATCCCATACGGAGTGTAAGAAAGGTTCACTTTGTGGCAGGGTGTCTTTCATGGCCTTCGCCCAACGAGCGAATTCATTCAAGCCGCGCTGTACGTGGATGGCCCCGACTTTGAGCAGGTGATACATGAGCACCGGATTAAAGCCCGGGTTAGCACTCAAATGGGATAGTTCTTCGAGGATGGCTTTCTTTTCGGCTTCCAGGGCTTCGTCGCTGTCGTCGAGCAGGTGGAACGTCTTTTCAATCTTATCGTTATCCTTGATAACGGCCTTCTTGACGGCCTTTTTCGGCGTGGCCTTGGTGCTGGTCTCATGTGGCACAGCAGGCGTGTCAGCGGGCTTCTTGTGCGGCTTTATGCCGAATGCTTTCATGACGGCTTTTTCGGCGTCTTCCACCGTGCCAAAACGAATATCGGCGTCATTCTGCGTTTCTTTTGTAACCGATTCAAGCTCTTTCGCCGTCTTCCGGGCCTTACGGTTTCGGCTGGCTTCCAGACGCATGTCATTAGCTTTTTTCATGGCGTCATTAGCTAAATCGAGTGCCATTTTATAATCATCGAACGATAACTTTTCTTTCGACTCGATGGCTTCCATGGCTTTAAATTCTCCCCAACGAGCGGCATTAGCATCCTTCATAATAGTTTTTAGCTTGTTGATAGCCTGCGTCGGGGTGAGCTTCTTATGGTCCAGCCTATCCATAATGTCATCGACAGCCTGCTTATAAGGCGTAACACCGGACGTTTTTTCTTTCGTTTCCCCACGTAAAAACTTATGCGCGTTGGCGTTGGCCCTTTTGAAGCCAGCTCCACTAATAGGCGCCTTGTCGAGATATTCGTAGAAACGGGAATTTTCGATAGCCTTGTATTCGTCCGTGACTTGCTTATCAGCGGTCTTCGCATCTACTTTCCCGGCTTTTACGTCCTCTATCAAGGCTTTCGTGAACCGGATATATGCCGCAGCCACTTTAGCAGGTTTTGTATTGTCATCGGCCATAAGCTCATGCAGACGTTCCCTTGTGTCGTCGGAAACGGTACGCTCCTTCGTTTCTTCTTTTCTGGGCGTCGATTCCTTACTGTTCAGTAAATCGTGCGATTTACTTATTTCTTCTTGTACGTCACCTTGGGAACCTTCTTCGGCATGGGTACCTTCCGTGTCTTTACTTTCAGTTTGCTGAGGTTCGGTGTCGACATGGTCACTTTGCTTGCTCTTTTCATCTACTTCATTCCCTTCTTTTTCTTGGCTCTGTACTCTGCCAACTTCTTGTTGATGTACGCGTCCACTTCCGGCGGGTTCGGCCTGTCGATTATCTGGTACTTCGGATACAGCTTTTTCGGCTGGCTTTTCTTCTGCGGTGTCGAATAACGATTGTCCATGTTCTACCTCCTGGATGGCGTTCGAGATGATATTTTCAAGTCTGATACGCGGCGCTTCTGTACTATCGAATAACTTGGATTGCTTGGGACTGCCGACAGCAAAAATGCGATCGCATACGGCCTTATACATATCGGCAATGGTACGGCTCTTGAATTTGTTGCGTTCGATGAACTCCAGTACTAGCCGTTCAGCTTCCGATTCTCCTTGCGAGAACAGGTTTGTTTCCTGCAAATGGAATGACAGTGGTTTGCCTTCATTGCGGAGCGACATAATAGTCTTGGCGGTCTTCGTGATGACGTCGGAAATATCATAGTCGGGATACAAAGTCCCGTTCTTGATACCCTCGTTGACCTTCGCGACTTCCGGCGCGGCGGCGATCATGGCGTTCATAATGTTCTTACTGTTATTATCCGTCGCTTCGCTGAGCTGAGTCAAGAGATAATTGTCATCATAAGCCTTGGCAAAGATAGCGTTGCGGATTCTAAATTGACCCGTTGGCGACAAATCACCCTTTTCATTGAATACAGAGTTTCCTTCTGCATCACTGAATATATCCTTTGCGGCCGTTCTTCTGAACTCACGGTTCGAGGGGTTCATAAACTCACCCGTGCCGTTATCGACGAACTGTTCCAATGTGGATAATTTAAGTCTATCTGCATCAGTCTTCGCCTGTTCAGCACCGCCTAATTTAGCGCCACCTTCTGTGCTATTGATAATAGCCTTTGTATCGGCGTCGTCAGCGGCCTGGCGTACTAATACAGGGTGTGCCATACTCTGTACCTTTTCGGGAGCGATTCCCAGCGAGGGTGCGATAGAGGCGAGAAAATCTTTATAAGCCTTAGCGCTTTTCTTATGAGAGTCCGTAAGCCCTTGATAGGCTTTCTGGATAGCCATGACGCGGCCGTTGCCGTTGAGGACGACGCCACTGTTGTTGACGATGGGCGCCCCTTCATTGACGAACTGGCTTTCTGCCAGCAGTTCCGGCTTCATCGTCTTCGCCATCTTTTCCACTTGCCCGCGCATCTGAGGACGGTTACGGTCACGTGGCTGTAATTCTGCCGGGTAAAGGTCGTTTACGGCGTAGTCTGTGTTATGGCTGGCTGTAATGTCGCCAGCCGGGACGATCTTATACGTTGCATCGAATCCGGCATCACTCGTGCTGGCGTGAACCTTTACGGTCTTACCAGAAGGAACCCGTTCCATGAGCTTCTGCTTCTTCGAGAGGTAGGCGTTACGCTTCTTTTGCGTTTCAAGGCTTTCTTTTACCTGTGCAGGGGTATTTGCCTGTTCTGGCTGTTCGGGAGCTTCTACGCCCTGTTGGGGTGCATTTTGGGGTGTGTTCTGGCCTTGCTGGAGTGTAAGTGGATTGCCTTTTAAGGAGTTAGCCCGTTCGAGTTCCTGCGTCGTCTGTAAATCGTCGGCCAGCTTCCTTTGTTCCTGCTCCGTGCCGTTACGGAAGGTGTTCATATATTCCTTGAACTTCGGGTCCTTGCGGTCATGAGTTGCCAGGATACGGCCTAGCCGGGCGTGAGGCGTCTGCTGCTTGTTCTTGGGTACAGGCGTAGCAATCGGCGCTTTTTTCTTACTCATGGCGTCGTTTACGGCCTTCGTGATTTCATCCTTGTAATTGGCCTTAATGAAGTCGCGGTTTTCGGGCGTATCAATGAATTTGTCGTTGCCGTTGCCATCCTTTGTGAACATGTCATCGAGGGTATTGATTTCATCAATGTTATTCGAGGTATTACGGATAGTCTGGGCAACGTCCGGGACGACGTCGTACTGCGCGTTCTGCTGGGATTCTTCGGCCTGTTTCTGGGCGTTCTCTGCGTCCTGCTGGGCGTCCTGCGCCGTCTTTTCGGCGGAGTCATCGTTCATGATTTCATTCATGGCCTGGTCGCTTTGGGCTTGAATCTTGTCCATGTCGCTCTTGGCTTCCTGCGCGGCCTGGTCTAATTCACGTTCAAACTGCCCATTATCGCCGGCAACTTTACTCGATACGCCACTAGATGCACCACCTTTCAAGATGCTTTGAATGGAAGGAGCTGCATGTTCTTCACTCCAATGGCCTTCTGCGTTCCGGGTCTGTCCATAAATACCTGGTTCTACGTTGGAAAAATGGACATTGTCGCCGTGGGCGAATTCTGCACCGGCTTCTCCCTGGTATTCCGGGATGACGAACAGTCCGACAGCCGGGCCAGCCTGTTCCAGCCATTGACGTGCGTCCGGATCATCAACGATACCACCGGACACATCAAAGGCAACTCCCGCCCCGTGGTTATTGGGGTCGCCTTCCCGGTAGGATGAAGAAACGATGAGATGCTGGCCGAATTTCTGATAACAAAGGTTGTCCAAGACACGCAACTTCATACGTGTATCTTCCGTGAGGCCGCCTACATTCCCACTCTGGTCGGTGAATTCATCACTATCCGGGAGTGTCAGCTGTAAGCCGTCGTAAGTGGCACTGCCACCACCGCCGCCAATGTCGCCCATGTTGTCATAGTTGTTCTTGACCAACTGGCGATACTGTTCCGCTTCTTCACCGGCCCCATTGTAATCGCGGACGCCAGCCCATACGTCACCGTTTTCATTGGCGATTTTGGATTTTAAGATTGCCATGCCTACCATGGCGTTCTGATAGGGGTCTGTCTTCCAGTCGGGATATTGGGAGTCAAGGCCTAATTCAGAAACGGTTTCCTCCTGAGCCTGCATGATACCATAAATGCCGTCATGAGGTTCTGGCATGGAAATGGCATTGACGTCATCCCCACCGCTTTCACGGGCGGCAATAGCCAGGCCTAGACGTGGGTCTACCCCGGAATCATTAGCCGCCTGGATAACAATATTAACCATGGCGTTGCCAGTGTTCGGCGCCATACTTCCGCCGCTTCTTGCCGGGCGGTTCTTTGCTTCCTGTTCGGCCGTGGCCTTTTCAGCCGCAATAACGGTATCATACGCATGCTGCACTTCTTCCGGCGTGCCGTTACGCAATACCCCCATGAGCCAGTTGAAATTCTTTTCGCCGCCCATTTGCTCAACCGTATTATTATCGAGGAAGTTTTCGATTTCCTGCTTCTGGTCATAGGTTTCATAATCCTTATAAGCTTCCGTGGCGGCGTCATCCGCGCTTTCCTGAGAGCCTTCCTGCGATTGCTGGAACGATTCAAGCGACGACGCGGCCTGTTTGATGAGGTCGGGGTTTCCGCTATTGGCCAATTCGATATAGGCATTATACGCGACGTTGCTCATGCCTGCCGGTTTGCCGTGGCTGAGTGTATCCTTGATACTCTGTGCCTGTTCCTGGGATTCTGCACTAAGCGGGGCTTGTCTTGCTTCGGGATGGAAGCCGGCCGCCACGTTGCCAGGGACGCCCATCAAAGCGCCGCCGACAAAACCGCCACGTGCTGCTTCCCAGTCCTCATTAGTCCACGTGAATGGATTATACCAACCGCCGTCCCGCTTGCCTTGTACGTCGTTTTCCAGTGCGTTCTGTGCGCCTTCCTGGTAGCCTTCTGTAAGGCCACTGGCTCCTGCCAGCATCCCGGTACGGGCGGCGCCCTTAGCTAAACTTTTACCAATACCTTCCTCTGCGCCACGGCCTAAAAGCCCGGTTGCAATCCCTTTACCACCTTTCATGACGCCCAATTCAAGAGGTACCGTGAAGGTATCAAGGGCCATGTTCTTGAAGAACATGGGGATAGCCCGGCGCCGTGCTTCGTCTTCACTCACGCCGTTCTGCATCATGTCATTGACGACAGTCCCATATTCAGACAGAGAATCTGCTAAGTTTGATGTAGGTATCGAACGGACAGTATCTGCAATGAGGGCCTGCCCGGCTTTCGACATAGCAAGACGGCCTAACCCTGCACGGGATAAAACCGACGTCAAGGCACGCGTACCACCTGCAACGGCGGCGCCAGGCATAAGGCCCGAGAATGCCATGATGGGTACAGATGAGCCGATGACAGAACCGGCGTCTGTTGCAAACTTGTTCGGGTTCAAGAAATAGCTATCGCCGTACGTATTGTTCCACTGGTCGCGATAATCCTGCATACCCTCTTCGGCGCGCTGTACGTTCGTCAAGATACCATTGCCGCCGCCAACGGCATTCTGGATACCGCCGACGACGTTAGCCAGGCCTTCGTCTGCCGCAACGAATCCGCCGTACAGGCGCGGCCAGTTAGCCGCCATATAATCAGCAGAATCTTTCATGCGTTCATCGCGGACGCTTTCGTCTTCCAGTTCCCCGAACTGCCCACTGGCAACAGGTGTACCCGGGATATCCGAGTACACGCTGTCGTCGAGGGGACGCGGGGTATAGTTAGGGGCAATAACGGTGCCGGAGCCTTGGAACGGGTGTTCCAGGAAATTACGTAGTCCGCTTAAAAAGCCGGAACCTTCGGAAGAGCTGGAATCATCTGCTGAACTGTCATCACTAGCCTTTTCGATATATACGTCAGCGGGATGATTTGCATTTTGCATGTATTCCAGTAATTTCGACATATTGTCACCTCGTAATTAAAAATTAATAATATTCTGGCAATAAATCATGCCTCCAATAATCCGGGATAGCCCCAACAGCCTGTGCTGCCATATTTTCGTTCCCTTCTGCTTTCATGAGAAGGAACATAGCGGCATAAGCCTTGGACCGAATATAGGTCAGGTCATCGTCATCCAAGTCCTGTACTTTTTCCTTATCGACATATTCCTGTAATGCCTCGACAGCATTGTGTCCTTCCTCTGTCGGTAAGGTGCCGTTTTTAGCATGGGTGATTACATCTCGCCACAAATTTTCAACGTGATTAGCTATCTTCTGGTCACCTTTGCTGATTTTATTGCTACCACTATTAGCCGACCTCATTTGTGCGACCGACATCGTGACATTGTTCTTGTTGTCGGCTTCACGGGCTTGTTCTGCGATGGTCTTGTTGGTTTTCCAGGTATCGTGTTCCAGTCGTTCTTTTAGCTGTGCATCTTCAATCTGGCCGCGCGTTACGATTTGGCCAAGGGTATATTTATTTTGCAAGCCCATGTTATATACTTTATTCTGCTGTGCCGTGGCCGCGCGTTCTTTCGCATCGGCTGTTGCATAGTAGTTCAAGCCGTTCGGCAGGGTAGCCAGCATCTGTGCCGACAACTGCGGGTTATACTTCGCTACGCTCTGGGCTATCGTCGCGGCGGTATCCCACTGATTATTCATGGCAGCTTCATAGTACAAGGGGTACAGGCCGCTTATCTGGTAGTCGTTGTACTGCTGTTCTTCGGCTTGCCATACAGGTCTATACCGTTCAAGCGTCGAGTTCACGACGTCAATCGGCATGTCGTGCTGGATAGCCCAATGGACAAAGTCAGACTCGTTCTTTTGTGCGTTTATATGTTTTGGGTGGCCACCATTCATATCCGTTTCAAGGCTTTGCTCTACCTGGTCGAACGGGCGGATATTATACCGTGGCAGGTTATCCAATGCGGCCTGCCATTCCTTCTTCTTGCTTGCGTCCTTTTCATTATCATACAAAGTCTTAGTGGCCACGTAATAGGGATTATCGCTACGGAGCATATACGCCGGGGTGTTATTGAGTTTATCCATCAGAGCCTGCTTCTTCGTCGGATCTGTTTCTTTATGGTACTGGTCGAGCAGGTCTTTGTAATACGGGTTGTCAATCTGCGTTTCTCCCGGGAAGAGGCGATCCATTAACTTCTGCGGGTCGTTCGGAAAGATGCCGGTATCGGTCTGGTTTGTGTCCTGTGTGGTTGCGGGCTGGGTAGCGTTCGCCTGCTGGCCCGGTGTGATAGTAACACTAGCCTGTGGGGCCTGTTTGGCCGGTTGTGTATCGGCCTGCGTCGTTGCATCCACGGGCTGAATCGGTCCTTCTACGGGCTGTATCGGCGCCGGTTCTGCCTTGATAGGCTGATTGTCGACGGGCTTAATCGGCTGATTATCCACGGGCTGGATAGGTTGCACATCCTTAATCGGCGGTTCATCGAGGGGTTGTGCTTCCATGGCACGGACGGCCGGTACCGGGTTACTGCCTGCATCCTTATTGATTTGGTCGGCGTACTTCTTCGCGTCCTTCTTATTATCGAACACGCCTAACGTATTCCCCGTTTCATAGAAGTTATGCGCTGTCTGGTCTTCGTCAAGTGTTTTCCCGTCCGTACCAGTGGCTGGCAGGACGTAATGTTTGCCGTTGATTTCGGTCACACGTACTTTCGGAAGGCCGTTGCTGGTATCCACGTTACCCGGCGCAATCATGCCGGGTACTGTGGTCTGTGCCGACGGGATTGTAGCGGGCGACGCGTCGGCGACGTCACCACCGCTTTTTAAATTCCATGTATAGAATTTGCTATTCGGGTCGTTACTGTTCAAATTAAAGCCGCTCATGCTCAGACTGCCGTTAATCGGGTTTCCCAGCCTGCCAGTGATGGCCGGGATGTAGCTGTTGGACTTAGACGGCACGTCAACATTAGCCGTCGGCAATACACCCATGTTCTGCGCTACCGTCTCCCGTGGATTTTTTGCGGCGGCTTTTGCGGCGTCGTCAGCAGCCATTTTCTGCAAGGTATTGAAGTCAAAGAGACCCTGCCCCTGCCCGGCCTTACTCTGGTTGTTAAGATAGTCCGCAAACGAGATATTGCCTATCATATTGCCGTCTGCATCGGTCGCCGTGGGGTAGTATTTCCCAAGATTGTTTTCTGCATACATCGACGGCAGGAACGTCGGCATTTGATAGTTGACAGCCCCGGTGTCGGTATTGTAATTCAGCCGTCCGTTTACGCCCTGCAAGTTAGACAGAAAATCGGTCGATACTTGCGACGGGTTGGCACCAAAACCACTATATGCATTGCCGACGGCGGCGGTTTTACCGTCTGCCAGGGTAGGCGTGGTGCTGGTATCATACAAAGGTACATTGTCCGGCATGGATACCGGGTTATCCTGTCTGAAAAGCATCTGGTCGGCTTCCTTCTGCTTGCGGTTCAGAATGTTCGCGCCGACGGCGTTGCCGATGAGCATCCCAAGAGCAAACCGCGGGTCCTGGAACGCGTACTGTGCAAAGTTCAGCTGCGGCAACGCCTGTGTCGTGAAGGGAGCAGAATACTGCCGTGGTGCATAATTCTGGCTGATATTGTCTTCGATATAGTTATACTTTTTGGCTGCCATTAATTATCCTCCTTTACCCAATTGTCGGTACTGCCGCCTTTGGCAATAAAACCGTCTGCATAGTAGTTATTGTTCCCGGAAACATGCAGGTCGTATACCTTCCGTTCCCCGGCGTAAACCATGTTGACGATTTTCCCACGGCCTTTGAGGTTCGCCCCTAACGTCATGTCACTGATTTCAACAAATCCTTTATCTTCCGTGAGGAGCGGCTGTGTCAAAGTGGCCATGACATAGTGGGTATCTACGCCGTCCTTACATACAAGGTTCCATACATCACTATAGTGTGGCTCCATGGTATGCAGGACCGTTTCTTCGGATTCCGTGCCATCTTCGTGCGGACAAAGCACCTTGTCGCCAACTTTGACGTCGGTAATTGGCACTTCGGAACCGTCTGCCAGCTTGACCTTTGTTTCCGGTGCAAAACAGAAGATAGCCCCAGCATTGCTGGCAAGGCCGGTAAGGATACCACCGAACAAGCCACCGCCGCTGGTTTTCTGCGTGGTGGTCGTCGTCCCTTTACCTGCCAAAGAACTCAATGCGCCGGTGGTCGCTCCGTTGAGTCCAAGGGAAGCGTTCCAAAGATTAAGGGCCGGTTGCTGTGCGCCTTCCTGTGCGGCGGCGGCAGTGGCGATCGGCTGGCCTGCGGCGTCGATGTTCTGGCCGTAGATGTTTGCTAATTGAGATACCGTGTTCTGCCAATTCTGCGCCATGGCGTCACTAGCACTGTCACTAATGCCTTTAAGCCCGGTATCCATGACGGAGCTATTGACCACACCACGGGCACCCATATCCTGCAAGAGGTTGCCCATGGAACCTTGTACGCCTTTCTTGATACTGGCTTCCATGGCATCCTGATAGGCTGTCGGTATCTGCCCCTGCGCCAGCCCTCTAAGTCCCTGCTGTCCCCATTTGATTTGGTCCATGGCGTTGGTCATGAGGTCATTATAATCAACCTTTGTATCACCCAAAGAGTCATAGAGGATATTGGCAGCGCTATCGTTCAGCCGTTTTGCGTTCGGCATGACATATTTAGAGTATTCCAAGGCCTGCTGCTGCAAGGCCCTTTCTTCCGGCGACGGGGTATATGTCTGAGACGAGCTGCTGGACTTACTTTTCTTACCCATTCAATCACTCCCTTTCATTCGCATTTTTCCACGGCTTATACGGCCGTCTAAGTTCATTCGTAACGTAATAATCAATGGTTCCATCTTCGTTCTCCTTCGGAGTACAGACGACTTCACGCCCCTGCTTATCCTTGCAGATATAGCGATGTACGCCATTTGTATCAAAGTCCCGCATGATTTTCCATCCCCACAAACGGATATACGGCTTAATGGGAATGATGCATATCGTAATGATACGGTCGTAGCCGAATTGCAGGCCCATACATTCCAATGCATCCCGCCAGAAGTGGGCGTCATTGCAGAGGTTCCAGCAAAGGATAGCCTTATTTTCCGGTATAGGCTTCCACTGGCAGAAGCCCCTGTCTGGCAGATACCACGTTGTGAATCCTGGCAGGGCCTGGAATGTATCACCTGTCTTTTCTTCGTATATCCTTATCCATTCACTTAATTCCTTGCTTTCCATTTTATCACTCCTAAAGGTCTGCAATTTCTAGAATAATATGATCTACCGTGAACCTGTCGTTAGACTTCACGGTAATGTCCAGGCAATCCGTCGAATGATTGCACCGGAACTTATTGCGATCTGCCGTGGGTACGGTCACATCCAAGGACCCGTCAATGAATTCCGCCTTGCCTGCATAATCGGCCGTGAACTTTGTGTCGACGCTTTTTAATAGCATCTGTTCACTGCTTATGGTGGCCTTTGGTTTAAGGATGTACTCGATAGGTTTGCCATCGTCGTCGAGGTACTGCGAATCCCAGGCGTACAGGTTGCCGCCGCTGGCTACGATGATAGTGGACGTCGTTTCTACGATACTGTCTATCGGCATGTTGAATTCAAGGGTCGTCGCACTGCCCAGGAGATAGTTATAGGCCACAAAGTACTTATAATCGCTCGTCGGGCGGATGAGTATCATGCAGTGCCGTTGCAGATGATAGAACCGCGGTTCATACATGTTCGTCGTCAATAAGGCGTTAAATTTATCGCCGATATCGGCCGACTGGATGTTCCCATATTCCATGACGGCTGATAAGGTCTTTAGGCCACGTATGGACTGGAATATGACGGAACTGCCGATATTGACGGCACATCTCGTGCCTGCAATGTCGGTGTTGTTGGCAATCTCCGTCACCTGCCAGTTAGCTGGTTCTGCATCCCCCGACAACTGATAGATTTTCCCATTTGTCTTGATGAAAATAATATCGGTCGCAAGGGGTACGATGGCAGCTATATCGCCGCTGTCGCCGTAGCCGACGTCTAACCACTGTTCCTTATCGGCCCGGTTCGTATCTTCGGCCCAGTCTGTACCGTCGCCGACGCCGGACAGATAGAAGCCGTCCGTGCCGTCCATAGATACCGCAATCCGGGAGAACCGCTGGAATACGATATTACACGTCGGGCTGTCCTGGACTACAGTCAACTGGCCGTTCTGCGTATAGTCGTAATACTGGAGTTTCCCGCCGCTGGCAATCCATACCTTATCCATGAATTTCGCGCAAACAGGGTCGTAGCTCCCTTCCAGGTCGCCGATATATTCCGGGGTCTGGCCGATGATGTACTTATAGGCTTTATTATGGTTCGTGAAAACCAGTAATAAGTTGGTGTCTACGTCATACCACATATCGCGTACGCTCTCGTTCCCGTCCATGGTATAAAGCAGGCCCAGCCCATCACGTCCCGTCAGGCGTTTACTGTCGCGCGAATAGATGTAATTCTGCGCTATCTGTAAATCCGACGCGTCGATTTGTTCCGGGGCCTGCGATACATTTACACCACCGACGAGGGATGAGAAGACGACGGACTGTGTCTGATGTTTGTTCAGTCTTCTCATGTTCTCTCCCTACCTCGCGATACAGCCAATCAGAAGGACGCCGGCCGCCACGGCCCATGTATCCCGTTGCCGGGTCAGCCTGGCTTCCTTCTTAGTCATTGAGTTGATTTGCTCTGTCAATGTCGCCAAGGATTGACTCTGCTTGTTCAAGGCTTCGCTGGCTTGACTCAATGAGCTGTCGGCTGTCGTCAATGATTGCCTTGTTGTCGTCAACTGTTCTTTCGCTTGCGTCAATTGATTCTGCAAGGCTGTCGAGTTGCTGTCCAGCTTGTCTAATCTGCTCTGTAGCTGTGCTAACGTTCTCTCTTGCTCTCTGATTGTCGTCTTTAACTGATTGTACTGTTCGAGTGACATCTGCACTCTCTGCACGGGCGCGGCTGTCGTAGTATCGGCACAAAAGCCAGCCAAAGGCGAACACAAGGACAAGGACAACGCAAGATACAATAAGGGTCTTTTTATTTTTGGCAATCTTATCAACCTCCTCTTTCAGCTGCGGAAGATACAAAATGGATCACCTCCTATAAGCGCGACAATGCATCATGCATTTCACTGTCGAAACGGTTGTTCAAGCTGTCCCGGAGCGATGAACTGTTCCATTCCGGGGTCTTGCATACGCTGTACACGGCCACGATGAAATCGTAGTCGTATTCCGGGGAGTCGATGTAGCTCAAATTCGGATAGCCGTCATAGTTGCCCGTCTGCGCGTTGAACATGTTGTGAACGGCTTCGGTCCACATATCGAGGATATTCCCGACGCCATACTGTACGGCACGGCTCCATACGACATCCTGGAGAACGTCGTGATGGTTCTCGATATGCCAATAGTTGTCTGCTAGAATCTGCACGGCCGGGTCGTAGTACGCCGCCTTGACGTATTCATGCTGTGCCTGCGCAAAGCCGTCACTATCGCTGGCCGCAATGTTGCGCCATGCTTCATCAAAGCTGTCACTGCACAACGGATATGCGTTGAGCTGTTCCCCGTACTGCGGATAGTTGCTGTTCAGCCAGCTGACGAACTGGCCCAGACTGCCCGCATTGGAACTGAACTGATACGTCCCGTAGGATTTTCCGCCGGGGTCGCCGTAGCCGTCACTGATGCAGGCCGGGTCGCCGTTGCTTTCGTACTGTGCGCTTAATTCTCCTAACATAGTCATCATCCTTTCGTTTTTTCTGTGTTATTTGCCGCTGTAGGCGCGTTTTGCGGTTGTACTGGCATTGCGTATCGTGCGGAGTTGAAACGGCTGTCATAGCCGTATTTCGTCCAGCATGCTTTGCCAAGACCCACAACGGTCGCGATACCACCGATAACGGCCGTAACACCGCTCCAACAGCTCATCAATTCAAAATGCGTCCCTCTCAGTGCATTGCTCCAGTAGCCAAAAAGCCAACTGAACAGCACGAGGAACAAAAATATCATCATCAAAATACTCATGATGATGATGAGCTGGAGCCAGTGTTTCTGCCCCCACTGGCCGAGGGCCACGATTTTATTTTTCATTTAATTAACCACCTGTGATTTTCTCGATACTTTCTTCAATATCTTCGATACGGCGCGTGTTATCCTGCGTGGTGTCCTTGATACCTTGCACATCCTTCTCCAGCTCGTGCCGGTGTTCCCGCTCCCCCTGGATAGTCTTATCTAATTCAGCCAAGGTATCGTTCACTTTGAGGAGCGTTTCCTTGAGTGGGGCCGTGAAGGCCTTGCAAATCCATATCATCCCGCCGGCCAGCGCACTGCCAACGACAATGAATTCTCCAACTTCTACTGCCAAAATATCACCACCTTGTTATAATTATTCAAAAAAATGGAGTGATACACATGAGATTACCGAATGGATACGGAACCTGTTATAGACTGCCGGGGAATCGGCGGAGGCCGTTTGTCGTGAAAAAGACCGTGGATGGAAGACAAAAGATATTGGGGTACTTCGATACGTTTGAGCATGGAATCGCCTACCTTTCGTCTATCAATGAGTCGCCACTATTGGACGACGATATTACTTTCAGTGAGCTGTTCGCCCGTTGGAAGGCTACTAAGTACGACAGGCTATCTCTGTCCAGCCGTAAGAGCTACGATAACGCATACCGCCATTGCCATAAGTTGCATGACATGCCGTTCCGCCGTATCCGTTACGGCCACTTACAGGACGTCGTAGATGACATTCAAGCCGGGTACTGTACCCAGAAGAAATGCCGCGGACTCATGGGCCAGCTGTACAAATACGCTATCAAATACGATATTGTCACCACGGACTACGCAAGGTATGTAGAGCTAAAGCCGCATATACGCAAGTATAAGAAAAAGCCGTTCACTGTCCGCCAGCGCAATAAATTGTGGCGCGCCGTGGATACTATGCCAGCCGTGCAGGACGTGCTTATCCTCATCTATACCGGGCTTCGTATCGGTGAATATCTACGATTGACGCCGCAAGACGTGAAGTGGCGGAGCCATTATTTCATCGTCCGGCAGTCAAAGACAGCCGCCGGACAGGGCCGTGCTGTCCCGATTCATAAGGATATTTACCCATGGTTCGTACAACGGAAAAATCAAGCCTATATCTGCCAGCAGGAAGACGGCACGCCTTATACCTATGACGCCTTTCGCCGCCGCTTCGATAAAATCATGGATGCATTTGGCATGAGCCACACACCCCATGAGTGCCGACATACATGCGCCTCGATGCTTGACAGCTCCGGAGCCAATGATACCGCCGTAAAGAAGATTCTAGGCCACGCCTGCCGGGGAGTTACAAAACATGACTATACCCACAAGACCATCCATGAACTACGAAAGGCCATTGATTCGATTTAGCTGTCGGGGAATTACCGTCGTGTAGTGCTAAAGTTCCATCGGCCGCGTACACTTTTAAGGAAGTTACTCCAGCAGTAAGATGGTCATTTTCTGCGGTATGCGTGCCGAATGACGATACATATTCCAGCCAGTATATCTGGGGCGTTATAGAAGGCGCTGGCAATCAATATCACAATAACATTGGCCCATCCATCGCGGCCTACTGCTGGAGGCGCACCGCCTAGCTGTCGGAGAATTAACTCCACACGGGCACCCTATTCAATATAAAGACACCGATGGGAATTATATTCCGCAACATTCTACTAAAATAGCATCCGTAAGAATTGGTTCTGGTATTTACGAACCGTTTTTGAACCTCTCCCGCTTATAGAAGCGGGAGATTCTTGAGAAGGTTGCTGTTTAAGTTTCCTCCTGAAATCAGGATAGCCTTATTCTCAAAGGGCTGTCCAAAAGCCCCTTACACAGTCCTTCGAAATCGAAGTTCTGCTTACTTTTACGGAGTATGTTGGCGGCGCCGTTGATGTCGGCATTGACTGTCCTGCCGTTGGCGAAGCGGTACAGGCCGCGCTGGACTCGTTTCCCGCTGAACGTTCCTGTATAGGGTGTATTCGGCTGGTATACGGGAATATCATCCAAATCCAGGCAGCTGGCCTGAGAGGTATAGGACTCTTCCTGTTCCAGATAGGTTATCCCGTAGCGTTCACACAGGTGTTTCAAGGTACTACGCAGATAGCTCAGGCTGATTTGGGTGAAATGTTGATTCGTCACTTTGCCCAGTTTTAGTCCTCGTTTGAAATCTCGATTATAACCGCAAACAAGGGTCCCTATCTGATGGTCAATGCAGAAATTAACAATGTAACGGGCTGTCTTGCGAAGGATGTCCTGCATCCGGAAATTGCGTTTCTTCGCTAACTGACAGAGCTGGTTCGTCGTCTTCTGGCCCTGCTTGGCAGCAATGCTTTGGAGTCTGGCTTTGCGTTTGTTCCAATACTGGTTGATAGATTTGAGTTTACGACCGTCCATAAGGAACGACGTCCCCGTATTGGTAACGCAGGCGGCCAGATTGTCCAGGCCCAAGTCAACAGCCAGGACACGGTCTGGCGAGGTTTTCACCGGTTCTGGGTCCTGTAAGTAGCAATACTGAATCTTGAAATACCGTCCGCCATACATGGGACAGATGCGAACTTCCTGAATCGTCTTATCCTTCAGTCTGTCGGGAACAGGAATCCGAATCCGATGCCCGTTATGGCGTTTCGCATATTCCCGGCTCATTGGTACCGTCAGGAAGCTATTCTTAATGTTGATGGCGTTCGTGGACAAGATGAGACTGAAGAGGCCCCTTTTTTCACGATAGTATGGCAGGCGAACAGCCTTTGAACCATAGTCACCGGACTTGACTTTCTGCAAAAGCCCAAAAAAAGAACGAAAACTGCGGTCGGCCATTTTCAATATCTGCTGGGCAACACCGGCCTGCAACAAGCCATAGTTTTCATTTTCCTTGCAGATAGGGTAATTTTCTTCATACCGCAAGAATTGCTGGGTATCGAAGTAATGCTGCCGAATCATATAGACCGCTACATTGTACAGGTTATTGCTGTATTGGCACATTTCCCGGAGCATCGTATAGTCTTGTTTCGCCAAGCCGCGGATGACATTCGATTGCGTCAAGTACATCTAGGATTCACCTCCTCTGTTACCTACCATTATACCGTAGACGAAGTGAAAAGGCTAAGACAGAAATGACATAGGGTGGATTTCGCAGGCATCGAACCTGCGAAATCCATCGCCATTCATCCCCTACCTAAGAGGAAGGAGTCTTCTGGCGAAACTATGATAAAC